TGAGATATGTTCATCTTGTAATTACCTTGGCGAGGCAGACCTTGATTGTGTCAAAGAATGTCAGACCCATAAGGTATACTTGGACAACATTCCCGAATATAGAAAGGCAGAAGCAAATGGATAAAGGTTCATTCTTAGAAAACGAAAACCAAATGGTTATAGACGCAGAAATGCAGACAATTGCTGAACAACTTCTAGATGATTGGATTACCACTAATTTAGATGAAGGCACATTGTATTCAGATTGGCGTATTGCAGATATGTCAGATTCAAATTATCTCAAAGGTAGGTTTAATCTATTTTATGATTTGAAGCCTGAAGATGATTACTATATTGAATGGGATGAGGAGAAGTAAATGGAATCAGAATATGTTAATAGGAAGACTAAGATTGTAGAATATATCAAGCTACATGTAATTAGTTTAGAACAAGATTTGGAGAATATTGCTTCTGAAATGGAAGAATTAGACCCTGAATCTAAAGCTTGTAAGGAATTAGACTTTGAATATAATCATTGGTCTGGACAACTCCTTGCTACCCGCCACATTTTGTCAGTGGTAGAGGATATACTATGAACATGAACACACTAGAACTAGAACCACATCTGCAGAAGCAGGTAGACGCTGGGTCCTCTGGGACCGATATCTTGCACGGGCATTTAAAGACGCTCATGCTTGACGCAGAACGGGAACTGGAGGAGGCACAGCGTATTGAAGACGATACCGAAGAGGCCATTGATTCCATGGAGCGGAAGTACTGGGAAGGCCAAGTCGACGCTCTAACTTATATTTACCAAATGACATATGCATTAGCATTCGCAATCGACGAAAGGACAAAGAAGAATGGCTGAATTAGATCTACAGGAAGCAACACGTAGGGACGACATCTACAATGAACTAAATCAGATTGTAGATAAGATTACAACTATTCCCGTCTTCCCGTCATTGCTGTGGGTATGGACATTTGATGTAATGCGTAATATCTACGAGAATAATCAATATGATGACCTTGCTGAAAATGATTATGTTGATGAGGCTGTGCCTAGCGGCATAACTCTAAAACAAATCTTTGATAAGTTCTGGGAAGATGTAGACGGCATTGGCCTAAGCATGGACCTTGGAGATGAAATCATTGAAGAGACGCTTCGTGATTGGATGAGGGACAACGATTTCCTGGTTGCCCTAGATGAGGACGAGTGGCTAGATGACTAGAAAAGATTATAGAGTCTATGGAGACATGATTCATAAGTACTACCTGGATATCTCTGCTGAATCGCCTGAACTGGCATGGGAGGGAGCTCGCCTGGTTCCCACTAATGAATGGAACGAAATTACAATTGATTCAATTGTAGATCCATACAATGTAGTTGACCTAGAAAATATAACTAAATAAAGATAAGATTGGCCTGCGTGTGGGACGTGGGCCGAAAAAATAGCTTACGTAGGGTATTTACAATTTCGTGAATATCTGATAAAATATACATAAATAACTCATCACTGAAAGGATGAAAAATGACAAACTCAACAACAACTCGTGAATACCTCAAGGCCCAGGGAATTACTGTGGGCAAGCGTGGACGTTTCTCTGCAGCAGCAAAGAACGCCATCCAAGAGGCTTCTAAGAAGGGCGTCGTCTTCACAGATACGAAGAACGTCAAGTAACATAGCTGTGGTCCCCTGCAGCCTCTGGTGGGAAACTGGGAGGGTTGCGGGGGATTCACCTTTTTGGTAGAATACATAAGAAAGGCGGACAAATGAAATATACCAAATCCATAGATACCAAAGCAATAGAAACAAATCTAGCAAATGAAATAGCAAGAGCAGTTGACTGGCATTATTTTAATCCAGCAGTTGTAGCAAATGTATTATCAACAGATGTTCCATTATATACACAAGATAGAATTATGGAACTAGTTAAGTGGATTATCAAATATGAAGCCCGCCGTTTTAAAACTGAGTGGGAAAAAGGAAATACAACCGAAGGTCTAATGATGGCTGACTTACTCAATGATGTCCTTGAAGCCAAATATGGCAAGGATAATACATTGGAGCATATTTTGGCGGAGGCACCAGAATTAGATTTAACCAAAGAAGCATATCATGTAGAGCTTCAAGATAAATCAATTACAATCAATCACCCGTTTATATAATATCCTATTTGGATCTAATTAAACCCTATATAATTAATTTATTTAATTGTATAGGGTTTTTTCATGATCAATTTATGGGCCAAATTTCTCTATTACGATAGGGCATAAAAATTCCCAGAAATTTGATGGCATATTGATCAAAATCTGTCAAGATCTATATAGAATATATATATAATATAACAAAATGTTATACAAATATGACAGAATTTAGATCAAAATTATGGGCCAAAATTGTCTATTACGAGCACATTTTTAAAATTCCCAGAATATATTTCATATAAGCTATTGACAGATATTGGCCAATATGATATATATTGACATTACGATTACGATTTGATAAAGCTCCATTACTCATATAAATTTAAATAGATATATTAATAGTATTTAGACCAAAATTGATAGTACAATTCTCCACTTTACTCCACTATACTCCCTTTTAAAAGGCCTTAGAAAGGCCATACAAGGGAGAAAAATGGGAGGGGGATACTAGAGATAGGACTTAAATTCTTGTGGCATTTGGGCAAAATCTTCAGGCTGACAAAGTCTCTTTGGTTTACTTGGATCTTCGCCAATACATCCACAAGATCCATCTTTATCGCTATATAGGCTATCTCCTCTAATATTCTTATTAAAATATTCTCCAAAGGATTCTGCATTACGTATTTCTTTTAATTCAGACACAGATATTGGATATTGTGCTGGATTTCCATTTTTAAATATAGTAGTCAACATAAATGTACCTAGTGCTATATTAAACCAGAATAGTATCTTACCTAGGCTACTATCTAGTTCTCCTTTAGCTTCTGGAATCCCGCCCAATTCCATAACCATTATCTGCTCTTCTTCTTCAAAAGATAAGTAAGCCTCAACCATATCATCTTCTACAGCTAAAATTCCAACTCCATAAAATTCTGCCGTAGCCTCAACATCAGCCCATGTAGATGAGTTTGGGAAATTGTCGACAAATATCTGAGCATTAGCTCTATCTAAGTCATATCTGGACATGGCCTCTAGTATTAAATCTTCTCTAACACTTTTCATCAAATCTGCGACCATAAACTTCTTCATGACTCATCTTCCTTTTCAGCTGGTTTTGGACAATACTCTGGATTCTTATTGCATCTTGGAAATATTGCAGATCTATCACATTTGCATAATATACTCATCTATTTAAACCCTCTCTGAACCTTATTGCTTCTTGGAATATTGGATCTCCTTGTTTGTAGTCAAGGTGCTTATAGCTTATCCTATTGTTCTTATCGTATAATCTGAAGAAGATCATTCTTACGTATTCCCCGTCCTTAAATTCTTTAATTGGTCTCCAATGTATATTTTCATTAGCATTGAATAATAAGGCTGAATTATCTTTAAGTGGATAGTTCTTGGTTCCCACCCCTAGATCCCAATTTGTATTAGCCTCTAGCTGATAATCAAATACCAGACTATTCTTGTCTGCATCAAAATGTGGAGGTAAGTTTGGTTGACCAAATTTGTTGCTATATTCTACATATAGAATATGAGATGTTTTCATCTCTTTCTTCAAGATGTTACTAGCGATCTTTTCCAGCTTTTTTTCTATCTCTGGAGGAACTGTGTTTAGAGTGATTTTTAGTCTGCCGAGCTCATTATCATCGCTGACCAATTCAGATTCTTTAATGCAGTTATTTAGTATTTCCAGCTCTTCAGCCGAAAATAGATCTTCGATATAATCTATATTCATAGTCAACTAAGATTAATCCCAATGACTTATTCTGTGATTATTGTGTTTAGCTTTTCCACAATAGCAGCCCCATACTTCATAGTTTTCTATGGAGTCCATTCTGGTCTTACCGCATGGACATGGGGGCGCATGGTGGATATCCTTTTTATCCAATAATGTGTCTATAGATAATATGGTCTCACATGCAGGGCATTCAAATGCGTATTTCGTCATATGGCTATTATACTATTTTTTTCTTCTACTTTTCCGCTTCACTTTCTGGGCGCCTATATTTATATTATAAATATATTGACTTAGTAAATATAAAACAATATACTGACTATAGCAATAAAATTATTGCTTTTATTATTTATGGAGATAAATGAACTATAAAGACTGTTATTTTATGCATATCCCTAAAACAGGTGGTAGATATTTTAGGCATAATATATTGTCTCCTCTGGGCCTTCCTTCTGAATTTGATAAAGACTTCAAAAAAAAGTTTTTGACAGGAAAAGAAGATGAGTCCGATCTGGTAGAAAACAAGTCTCCTCACAATGGAAACTCTCACGTGGGATGGTCTGAGTACATAAAAGAAAACACTTATATAATCAGCACCTGGAGAGACCCCGCCAAGAGGTGCTTGAGCGAGTATGCTTTTGGTCATAAAAACCCAAGCCTTGATGATTTTTTTAAAAATTTAGAATCTTTAAACAATTCAGAAGGAGTGCGCTCAAGATTTGCAATAAACTCACAGTCAAAGGCCCATTACCAAACTTATCAAGACACGTTTTCAATAAGCTCAACAATAATAGACCTCTCTCCAAAAGATCCAGAACTTTTTAATGATTTTTTTTACAAGCAGATAGAGAGAGTAAACTTTAGAATTAGAATTCAAGATGTGTCAGCTAACAGAATAAAAATCATGAAATACCTTAAATCGCAGTTTCCTATCGAACAAAGTTTTGAATTAGGTGAGGAAGTTCCATATGTTGAATGGGTGAACCCGAATAGCGAGAAGTTATGGAATCAGCTTACTGAATCAGATAAAGATTATATATATAAATCAAATTATCTAGACTTAGAAGTTTGGAACAACGACAAGTACTTTTGGTCCCCTAACGACTAAAGGAGTTTCTGTACTCGTTAACACAAGATAGTATCTTTTTGTATTCGGTATTCCTGCCCTCTTCTTGGATCAAAACTCCATGTACGCCTTTTTTCTCACAACTATCTAAAAAGTCAAAAAATTCTTGTTTTGTAAATACATCTGCGTCCTGATTATTAGGCAGGCCCTTTTCGCCTTCCGATATAACTGGAGCTACAGACACTAAATATTTCTGATTAAGTAAACTAAATCTATTAACCTTATACCATGAATAAGGTATTATCATAGGGAAATTATTGTCAGTTGATGCATCAAAAACAAACTCATTAGTGGTTGATATATAAAACGGAGTCTTAGAAATCTTTTTAAACTCCTTGGCATAATCAATCATATAGTTGGATCTTTCTATGTTAGAAGAACTGTCATTTACTTCTGACAAGATACCACCGAAAGACTTCTCTATTTCTAACACCCATCCCGTTAAAAAGTTTATAGATACCCTTCCTGCAGATATTTCATTTAGAGAAGAACACATCATGTTTAAATATTGAGCAGATATAACATACGGTCTTATTGCTACAATATATTTAAATTTACTATGAGTGTCTATATGACGTGCTATTCTTATAAAGTAGTCACTCATAAAGGTTCCATAAGGATACATTGTCCCATCAAAACCGTTCATTTCAAGCTCTTTTGCCCTGTTAGAAATTCCGTTGTCTATAGGATATTCTCTCTCGAACCAGTATATATCCATAATTACTTTTTATTTTCTTTCTTGAGTTATATTCATAAAGCCTGGATCTTTTCCTTCTGGATAAATGTAATGCACAACTCCTGGCATGCTGGTGTCTATTCTAAGAGCAATCATATCTCGATGATGTTCCTCACAAACAAAGTTTATCCTATAACCGTCAGAATTTATCCCAACTGTCTGCTTACCACATTTATAACCTGGATCCTGAGAGCATCTTTTAACAATAAAAGAGCACTCGCTGGCAACCCTTACATTCCGCTCCCTCAAATGTTTCAGGTATGCCTCTTGCATTGGATCCTTAGCCATCCGAAAGCTCTTTGTAGATGGCCTGAATGGTTGGACAAGGGTACATGTAATAAAATCTGCCACCCTCACAGCTTTTGCTTCCAGCACATTGTTCGCACCATGTTGGGCCTTCTGGCCTTCCTGGTATGGATACTGGACTGTGTAGCTTAACAACTGATAGTAAAGCGTCTACTAAAGTATAGTTCTTGTATTTCGTTAATGGAGTGTAATATTGTGTTCTTGTTAACATCTCCAATAACTCTTCATGCTTCATGGCAGGTGTTTTTTCAAATAATGCATTGTTATATTTGCCAGAACTATTGCTATATACACCGAAATAATTCCCAGAAGAAACATCATTCTGCTTCTTCCGCCTCTTCCCACTCCATGTCCCAATTTTCCATAGCATCAGCTAACTCCTTAAATGCTCTATACGTTCCAAATGCTGCAGTGAACGCTGCTAAAGATAAAATAATTATTTTTTTCATATTACTATATTATACAATTACAGACAGGTACTGTCAATACCCTGTCTACTTTTCCGCTTCACTTTCTGGATCGCTAAATAAATCTAATTGATTGTTATGTGACTCTCTATCAGTAATATATCTAACTTCATCTATAATTTTATGGCAAAGCGCTGTATCTATCATATCTGCAGAAGAACTATTTGTAAATGGTTTTGCTGAAAAATATACCACAAAATAGGCTTCAGGATACTTAGCTTTAATTAAGGCGCCATTGGCTATAGCCTTCTTTACATTGTCTGTCCTTTGAGCACCAGGCCTTTTACCCTTTTCTGCCTTGCCACCCTTTGACTCTACATACTCAATAATAGACATCTCTGGTGCATAACTACAGGGCCTGTAATATTTGTGTGCTAAAAAATCAACTTCACAACCAGTTCCAGGTATGCTTATGTTTTTATCTATTTGTATAAATCCACGAGATTTAAGATCTAGCAGAACAAGATCCTCGAACTCATCCCCAGACCTTTTAGATTCAGACTGAAAATTCATTTAAATTACTTTTCGTTTAAACTTGCTACTATTTTTTCCTCTAATTCATGATAGGGTTCACCTAGAGCTGTTGTTATTCCAGTTCCAGTATGCATAAATAAAAATATGTATGTCTTTTTACCTGATAAGACTTCATTGACGCTGTGCGAAGCTAAACATGGAAGAAATACTATGCTCCCAGCACTTGGCTTAATTGAATATCCATAGTCATCAAAAACTATTTCTCCGCCTTCGTAGTCATCATCTAAATAAATAAGAGATGTCCAATCCATAGTATTTTTAGGATTTAGAATGTTTCTATCAATATGTGGCCCCATCTTTCCGCCAACTCTGTACCTTCTCAAACAATAATTTCTTGTTATTCTTTCTGGCATCTTATTATTAGTTTTTTCTGCCCATATCTTTAGAAGTTCGACATAATCATTTTCAATCATTTCTATTAATTTGTATGCCCTTGAGTGAGCTTCACTGTAATCTTCTTTAATTTCTATTCTAGGCCAGTGAGTATTTCTTTCATTTATAGTTAAGTCCCAATCAAATGACTTATGTACGCCTCTATGAGAGTGCTCGTTATCTGGAAAAACATGATCCCATTTGGTCAAGTCTTCTGGATCTAAAGAAACAGGATATCCATCAACCCACTTGCTCCAACTAGGAACAACTGAGTGTATGTCAGAGTTTTCATTTTCTAATTCTATTGCATCAAGAAATTCTTTAGCCCTTGGAAATGCGTTTTCTATGTAAATTATGCCACCTGGCATATCGTGTATTTTTAGATTATTGTTCATAGCTAATATTATACCATTTCAAAATAAAGGGGACAATAACCTTATTATATGTCCCACCAACCACGAATTGTGCCTCCCATAGGACACTGCATTTCTAAATGCTTTCCGTCTTCTATCCATTTCTTATGTAGCCTTACTTGTTGTTGAAAATCTGTTTCATGTGTAGGTTTGCCACACTCTGGGCAGAGAGGTTGATTCATTACGCTGTAAACATGAATACAAAATTTCATTTAATTACTCTAAAAGCATCTCCATTATCATCCTCGTAATCCCATTCATAATAATCTGGATCAACTACACCCAACTTTTCCCAATATGGAACTCCGTTTTCATCATAATCGTCCCAAGCTTTTCCTGACAAATCTAATCTTAGTCTATATGTTGTTCCATATTTTTCGTATATTGGCCAAAACTTATCCCATAGCCATCCATTATAATTGTACTTCCAGCCTATGTACCCATCCTCTTCCATAAATGATACTTTTAGAATTGCACCAGAGGCTATTGATCCCGCCCAGTTAGCCAGCCATCTTAGAGGCGGCCTTGACTTATGCTCTACAATTGAATCATCTAAAAAATTTCTCATTTGTTAAGTATATAATTAAACCCTAAAGTTGTCAATAGAATATTCAAATACATTATTTTATAAACTGATTAGGCATTATGTCTATCATTAAATGGATCCTGTCAGTTTGCCCCAAATTTTTAACAGCATGCTCCTTGTTATTATTAACTTCCCAACAATCTCCAACCTTCATATTTTTTTCCTCATTATTTACAAAAAACAAAACCTGATCATTAGTCTGAATTGCGATATGGTGCCTTCTAACAACCCCAAGATAATTCATTTTGTCTACATGAGGCTCAACATTTTCGCCTGCGGGCAACTTTACAAACAAACACTTTGCAACTTTTCCATTATGTATGCCCTCTAAGTATGTAATTATTGGACTCAAAAGGTCATGCATTTCTTTATTATTATCAATTACTTTAGGTTTAAAATTTTCTTGAATTGACCATATGATTGGATGATCATAAATGAAAAAGGATGTAGTTTTGCTAAACCCATCACGAGCTCGTCTGAGCCATTGATCAGAATATGATTCTAAGCATGCTGCAATGCCAGACACATCAAAAGAGCCGTGCATCTTATAATTAAATTCTTCATTTGATTTGTTTATATTCACAGGGTCTTACTTTCAATTTCTTTTACATAATTATATATATATGAATCTATATAATTATTTTTTAAAACTTTTTCTTTTTCCTCAGCACTTAAGGTTTTAATTAAATCAGGAGTAGTCACAGTTTGTCCATAACCATAATCAGCTTCACTTTTATTTACAACCTCATCTTTATTAAAAACTATTTCAATTCCGTGATTTGACTTAAACCATTCAGATACTTTATTTTCAAAAATATCAATTCTATCTAAAGTATTTACTATACTAAAATTGTTTATATTATTAACTGCATTATCTAATGATGTATTGTTATTTTCAACAAACCAAGTAAATGCCTTACCCTCTTTTAAAAATGGCTTCATCATTTCTTGCCAGTCATTTTTATAAAATGAAACTGGGTCAAAAGATCTGCTATCTGCTGAGTTACATATAAACCTAGATTGATAATTATTATGTATTTCAAAATTTTTATCTTCAAAAAGATAGTACTTAAACTTATCTTCTACATACTTAATATCCTTATATTCATTTCTAGAATGCAAAGACTTATTATATATGAAATTAAAGTAGCTTGCTCTAGCAGAAATTGGGTCTCTGATAATTGTAGCAACATCTATTCCTGGCACTACATCAATCGGATATGTTCCAGCATGCATCGATATATAAGTTTTATTCTGAAAAAAATTATTATTTGGGAAGTAAGTACTTATATAACTCTTTTTACCACTATCTTCCAAAGATCTTTTTATGTTTTTAGATACATACATGCCAGCTGTTTTTGGTATATGTAGAAAGTATAGTTGTTTCAAGACGACGCCTCTGAAGCTCCCGTGTAGTGTTTTTTACAAACCTCTACGACTTTCATAAGTCCCTCTACTTCAACTACTTCACCCATATATTCTGCTGGGTACTCACAAAAAAAGCAAGGGGGTATATTTTTTATCACAGTACGCCATTCCATTGGTTAAGTACTTGACCAATTTCAAAAGACTTGCTTTTCTGTCTTTCTTTCAACAACAAAGCCCAATCTTCTTCTTCATATTGAGCTCTTTCATTTAAAAATTCTTCTGTTCCTGGGAACTCATATCTCCAATATGTTCTGACCAAGTGCTTTATTCCATTTTTAGCAATATCTGATGAGTGGTAAAAAGGGTGTCTTGATGGGAATACTAGCACATCTCCTGCGGAAGGCTTGTATGAAAAACTTTCTAGTACTTCAGTTCTATCATCATTCAGTACTATAAATCTTAGCCCGCCATCTTCATAGTCATCATTTAAATAAAACAGACATGTTACACCAAACTTATATCCTGGCTCGTCTTTTCTTTCTTCTTGAAAATCAGTATGATAGTTCATGCCTTGCTTGTCGTTTACGCCTATACCATCTTTATAGCAGGCTATATCTATTGACTGCCAACACCAGTTTTCAAGACTTGTGTTAGTTCCTTCACAATATTGTTTTGTAACATCGTAAAAATTTTGCATTAATTCTTTCACATAAACATTATTAGATTTACGATCATCAATGTCTGCTATTAAATTATTCCACTCTTCTTGAGTCGGGAAAGATTCATATCTTTCACCAGGTAGTGGGATCAAAATATGATCTCCAAAGCCATACCAGCCTACCCACTCTTCTGGAAATGTATCCTGATAGTGCTTAATCATTTCATTTCCCTTAGAAAAAACATTCTTAAAAGCCCACACCTTATCGTGTATTTTTTCTATTACGAAATTATTTGATTCCATAATCTTTTAGCTCCTCGTCAAGTCTTTCCCATTTACCATATGGTCCTGGGTCTCTCAAACCTCTGTATACTTGGCCTGTTTCCAAGTCCATGAGTATCCACTTTGATGGACATTTAGTATGAATTGTTAAATCTGTGGCTGTCGAGAACTCTTCCGCCTCTTTGCCATTTATCAACTTTCTCAAACTAAACTTCCAATTCTTCTGTTTTATCTATATGATCGTCTATCGATCTAAGAATATCAATATAAAGTTCGCTAGAACTACTTTCCTTTTTGCACATTATTTTTTGGATGCTTGACCTTGTAATCATCTAAAATAGCTTTTACTGTTCCATCTTTTCTTAGTCTAACTATTTTACCATTTTTTATTTGTGTCGGATTAAAAGGATAACTTCCTTTTCCTTTTCCAGAAGACATTAGACTTTCTTTCTTCCGACTTTTTTAGGCTGAGTGCTAGTTTCTCTTCTAATACCATGCTTGTTTGTATCTATCTTCATGGTGTTCTTTTTATTATTAACTCCAGAAACAAATTTACCTTGCTTTGGGTGCTTTCTAGTAGCCTCAGATGAAGTTACTGCACCAGCTGGACTAGAATTAACTGGAGAACTCATGCCAGTTCCATTTTCAGACATTTTTAATTAATCCTTTCGGATCGAACATTCCAGTCCAATACCCTTTGGACATCGATTCTTCTTCTAAAGGAAGCATTTGTATCGGAGTACACATTTTTGCAGGCTTACCAATAAGCCAAGGCGTCTCCTCCCACAAACCACTTTCCTCTTCTTGCTCAAATTTTCTTATAAGTATTGCGGGATCTTCCTGAGAAGCTTCAATTGAATATTCTGAATCTTCAATACCAAACATACCTTCAGTCATTACGTGCTCTACTCTTCCAGCAATAACATCATCATCATCTGATGTTACAACAAAATCTCCTTCTTTGATGGAAGCTTTTGATACATAATTAGTTATCTGAAGGTATGCCTTCATTAGTTTGAGTTTCCTTTAACTGAATTACTTGTAACTGCATTAGAAGATTCTCTTTGAGTATCTTCTGATGATTGACATCCGCATTCAAGGCACATTACTTATCACCTTGATTGGAAACATCTGAAATGCTTACATCTTTGATTCCAGTTTCGCTGCCAACCATTTGGCATCCACATTCAACGCACATATTACTTACCGCCGTTATTTAATCCAGCGCCGTCTTGTGAAGACTTATCTGTTGCTGGGAAAGCTTGCTTTGGGTCTGATGCATACTGAACACCATTCCACACTCCAGCGGCTGAAGGCTTTGTTTCATTGAATCCGTTTAAGTTTTTTCCGTCTGACATTTTATTACTCCTATAGGTTGTATTTAAGCGGGTCTAGAAGTCCGCTTATTATGTAATTATATCATTTCTTATATTTTTTATTATAGCAGTCCTTACAGACCTGTATAAACTTTGTTTCTGTAGCAGTTATATGCTCTGCCTGGCCCTCACAGCCAGGCATTTCGCACTGATCTAATATATCCATTAATCTACTTTATGGCCAAATTTGGCCCATACTCTTTCGTGCAGAAAATATCCAATTGACTCCCACAATATGTATCCTAGGGCTCCTAGAGTAGCATACTCATACTCTACCTCTCCAGTAATTAAATAGGTTACAATTGCAATTATTCCAGCAACACCTACTAGATGAAATGTTTCCCAACTTAAAGTCTTTAGCAAACTACGCTTTCTGGATTCCACTACTTAGCCTTCTTCTTGGCTGGTGCCTTCTTGGCTGGTGCCTTCTTGGCTGGTGCCTTCTTGGCTGGTGCCTTCTTGGCTGGTGCCTTCTTGGCTGGTGCCTTCTTGGCAACCTTTACCTTATTTTCTTCTGCTTCAATTTCTTCTAGCTTGGCAATTAGCTGCTTTTGATAATCAGCAACTGTCGGAAAACCAAACCATCTCTTAACAGTATCTTTTAACATGATTTCTCTTTATCTTCTAGTTTTCTTAAAACAAGACCCAAGACTTCTCTTGGTCTCCAGTCTGGAGGAATTTCCAAACCTTCAAATTCATTAATTAGCTCTCTTACAACTTTTTTCTTAATAATATTAAAGTGATCCCATTCCATACTACCTAAGTTTATCATAAACCTATGTACTTTGCAAGATCTTTTTGGCTGTCTGCATTAACTAACAATCCAGTTCTTGGCCCTTCTGACCACACTTCATGTGAAGTTTCTATTGGAAAAAATAATATGTCACCTTCATCTAATTCATAAACTTCAGAAGATCCAGTTGGGTCAGTTATTCTCCAAAATGATTTTCCTATTATTTGAAAATAAAATGCATCCCATGGGTCGCTATGAGAAGGAACAAACTTGTCACCCAAGGAAACTTTTATTCCTTCTGAATGCCACAATGCATCGCAACTGCAGTTTCTTGAATCCCAATGTTTATAAAAATTACAATCAGTAAAGTCTGCATCAATACCACAGTCATTATTAATTTTAATTAAAAAATTTTTAATTTCTTTAAAATGATTCCAAACTAAACCAGTTTGTGGCGCAAGCCAAAATGGGTGTTGGGTTAATACATTTCCAAACACGTCTACGTCTCTGTGTCTGTCTCTTTTCTGTTCCTTTAACTCATCATTATCTTCTTGAGTTTGTTGATATATAAAATTTAATGCATCCCACCAATTTATGGAAGTAGGGAAGTATTCCTTTACCATAAAAGCTTTTTTGTTTACTTTAGCAAACCTTAACTGTTCTAATAATGTCATATTCATATTCTATCATTTATAATAATAAGGAGGCGGTATCCCCGCCTCCTTATTTAGAAAAGTTACTTAACTAGAGCAACCTTTGCCTTTGGATTCTTCTTGTTCCATGAACGTGCTAACTTATTAAAAGCAGCCTTTAGATCTGCAATTGACTTGTCTGAAGCAGCCTTTGCAGCAGCAGCATCTGCTGTTGCCTTAGAGATTGCATCTGCAAGAGCCTTATCGGAAGCAGCCTTTGCAATTACTGCATCAGCCTTAAGCTTAGCAACCTCTGCATTAGCAGTAACTAGGTCGGAAGCAGCCTTTGCAGCAGCAGCATCAGCAGCAGCCTTTGCGGTTGCAGCAGCGGTTGCAGCAGCAGTTGCATCTGCAGCACGTGCTGCCTTTTCAGCAGCAAGATCTGCCTGTACCTTTGCCAACTCTGCAGTCAAATCACGAACTGCAATTTCCGCAAACGGTGCAAGGGTGCGTACTGGCAAACCAGTAACATCTGCAGACTCTCCATCTGTAGCAGTTGTCAACGAAAATTCTACTAGAGAACGTGTTGATGCTGTTGGAAGAGTTAACTTAAATGTAGCAACTCCAAAAGTTGCCAAGGTTGCGCCAGTAGTAGCAGTTGAGGTTTCAAGGGTTCCGCCTGAGCCAAATACACGACCAGTAATGGACTTTCCTGATACCTTGTTGCCAAAAATATCTGTAGCAGTTACGGTAATTGTCTGAACTGTTCCAGCAGCACCGTTTGCAGGAGCAGATACGGAAAGATTATTAATCTTACCGACTGTTCCTTGGACATAATATGTAAGTGTGGTTCCCTGGTTTGTCAAAACCACGTTACCAATTGCTGTCGTTTTAGTATATACATAAAACGTTGCAGTTGTACCTGTTCCAGTAGCAATTGTCAAAGACGCTGATCCTGACGATGCTGTTACTGGTGCAGCAGATGAGTGTAGCGCCGAAACAATTGTAGCGTTAGTAGCAGTTGCAGTTACAGATGTTCCTGTATCTACGGTTGCGATAATACGCAATACATCAGTAGCATTAACTTCATTATCTGAAGGCACTGTCAACTGTGCTGGTGTAGCAATATCGGAAGCGGTTGTATTAGCTGTACCGAAAGTTGCACCAGTCGCAAGAGCAACTGTCATTGGCGCAGCACTTGCAGGTGTTGCAATAAGTGTACCCATAGTCATGGCTGCAACCACGGCTAGAGCGATTTTCTTGAATGATTTCATTCTTTTTATTTCTCCTTATATACTCTGATTCTATATTGTGAATCAGAATTCTAGCTTAATTCCCATACTCTTACTTGAAAAGAACATGGATCTCCGCCTTCATCCCACTCCTTTAATTCTTCGTCGTCCATTGGAGGACCGTCGTGGGTATTACAAAAAACATCTGATATCCAACCTTTGTCATAACCAAATTTAATCCAATCGTCAAAAGCTAGATCCATTCTTTAATCTCCTCTAACATAACATGTTTAGGTTTGGCACCAATAATTGTTTTTACTGGCTTTCCGTCTTTAAACAATATAGTAGTAGGGATACTTGTTACGTGATATTCGACTTGCTTTGTTAGCTCATTGTCGACATTCATTTTTCCCAACCATATCCCAGTTTCTTCTGAAACTTCTTCTATAATTGGAGAAAACATTTTGCATGGCCTACACCATTCCGCCCAAAAATCTATCATAATTAGTTTGTGGCTATTTATGACATCTTCAAAATTTTCATCTGTAACTATCATAGGGAATCCACATGGGTTGGCCAATAGTAGTTGCACGACTCGCAGCAAGTATATCCCATATCTTTATAGTCAGCAAACTCTGAATAAAAATAGTACTTGTCTGGGTCTTTTTCATAAAGTCTGCCACGATGAGAATAATGAACACGCTCATCTCCTAGCCACCAGGGCCTATCGGACTCCATAAACATAAAATGGTCTTGATAAATCTGATCAAATGTGGCATGTGTTGTGTTCTTATAGCCTCTCATTAATATCTCTTTAATAATAGACTCGTTATATAAAAATAACCAATCTTCATGACCGTCCCACATTTTTACAGCAGGATGATTTTTCCAAGCACCTGAAGAATACAATCCAGCCAAAGACTTTAGTATTTGTAAATTCTCTACACTTTGTTTTATAAGGCGCTTACGGTCTAATCTTTTAGCTGTCTTGCTAAAATCTTGATGAGGAATAAATGTTTGCATAGGTATATCCTACTAAATATTGCCTTGATCGTCAACACCCTTTAGTGCTTCCGCCTCTTTATTAAATTTTTCCATGAACCTTTGAATTACAAAGAATGAGGTGTCGAATGCATTCTTCATCATTGCTTTCGATGATTCCTCTGTAACATCAGAAGGTGGTACTGAGTTATACCATTGCTGATATAACTCAGTGGCAACATCTTCAATAATACCCTGAAGAACGGTTACATTTTTATCCATTTAGGGCTGCTCCAAGATCAAGTAACAGTCCCTGTTGCTTCAAAGAGTTTGTGATCGGTTTTGCTGTTTTCTTGATTAAAGACAACAATTGATCTAATGTAAGTGATGGCTTAGCAGATTTTAGAGCAACATAATTTGCTGCTGCAACCTGTGTTGAAACTGAGGTTCCGAATGAATTACCGCTTCTGTTCCCTGGGTAAATTGATACAGAGCCAGCAGGAGACCAAATGTCGATAAGGTTCTTATCATAATTACTTAAAACTGAAACCTCTCCATAAGATTCACTTCCACCCACAGCAACTGAATTTGGTATGCATGCTGGCCAATTAATCCTAGACAAGTCTCTTTCATTTCCTGCTGGGAAAAATACTGGAATTCCAATAGAATATAGATCGTTTACTGAGTTGTCCGTGCTAGTTACTGGGCAATAGTTAAACGGAGCCTTCTTTAATACAGACTGATTACCTTGTGATACTGATACGGCAACAATATTATACTTGTCCTTATTAGCTTTTACCCAAGACAAAGCATTAGGGATTGTGTTAACTCCAGTAGTTTGTCTCATGCCTCTTGATGTATGACCAATAATTCTAATAAAAATAATATTCATGTTTGGGTTATTTGCAATTGCAATTGAAGACATTTGTGTTCCATGATTAAAATTACTATTGGACAAAATGCTCATAGGGATTACAGATGATCCTTGCCCCTCCATAAAGTTTTTACCATTAGGGCAAGAAGGCCAGTCAAGAATGCATACTTCATAAATGAGCTTAGACTTGATAGATGGGATGCTAGTATCTAGAGCGCTGTCTAGAATTGCTAGTGTGGGAACAGATGTCCTGTTCTTCAAATTTGCCTGTGCAGGCATTGATGTGATTGTTAGTATGATGGCTACTAGAGCCGTTATTAGTTTTTTCATAAAGACAATTCTACTAAATAGCAGTGAGTCTGTCAATACTTAATTTTGTGGAGGCATCCTTCTTGGATACCACTTTCCAGAATCCATCCTAGAGGTATCTTGCTGATGCTGAGAAGATAAAATTGTTGAAATAATTTCATGAATTAAATCTAATTCTATTCTAAGTTTATATAGTTCTATTTCTAACTGATTAATTCTTTCTGTTTTTCTCACTCTGATCCATCTCTATCTATTGGTGTTGGAGCCGTTGCTAATGTGCCACAATTTGCACATTCCATGTCTAAAAAATAACTGGCTATCTCAAAGTTATCGAATATAACTTTTAAATTAAAAACATCACAACCGCATGGGCATACATGTGTTGGAACCCCTCTTATATCCATAGACCTACTGTAATCTGGCCTCAGATCATTTATGTCCATAGGTTCTTCCATAAAATAATTATACTTTAAATTTCTATAATTGTAAAGGGGGGCTTTACACTCATTATAAACTTAGCAGATGCTTCTAGTGCCATTCTTATACGCTTTCTAGGTGTCTTTATTGAGGATGTAGATGCCAAAGATCCAAGGGCCACTTGCTGTCCACTTCCTTCTGCGTAATATGATGTACTAAGCTCAGATACATGGTAGTCTACATCCATGGTAAAAATCCTACCAGTATTTTGAACAGCAATGATTATGATTCCGCCTTCGTCACCGTCTTCAGTGTTTGCTCCAAACTTACCGTAACCGTGTTCTTGATAGGCTTCTTTGATAGACTCAACAAACTTAGTACGCATGAACTTATCTAAATTCTTGAAACCAACTGTTGGCTTGTAAACTGGTGGCGTCCAGTTGTATTGTAGTATTTGACCCATTCTAAAACTATCAACAAAGCCTATACCAAATTGCCCAACTTTAAAAACTTTAGGGTCTGTTATCTGCAAAACTAATCCAGACTTTTCGTCTGATGCGGCAGAGTCTCCACCAAGGTAAACTTTATTGCCCACCGATAGGGCTACAATACAGGTCATATAACCTATTGTACTATTTTAAATATTCGGAGTCCATATCTTCATGCATTTCTATGTGATTAAGCATATTTAATGCATTTTCTAATTCGCCTTTTAGGGTAATTAATTCCTGAACGGCATCATAATATTTATCTTTCCATTCAGTTAATTCTTTTTCTAATTTATAAAGGTCAATTTTTAGGTCCTTGACCTCCATTTTTAGATGGTCTGTTTCCCTTTCAGCCTGACGCCTTTTTTCTTTTTTTGCATCCCTAAATCCAGCAATTATGGCAGTTGAAAGTCCGCTTAGAACCGCCGCTAACAATGTCAGGACGATTGTTATGTAATCTATTTGCATTATAGGTATATTATACCGTAAATGCTTATATAATTAAATTAATAATTCAGATGCAGTTATTTCAGATCCAAGATATTTTCTTTTTTGTACAAAATCTTTCACATGTTCTGGCCCATATTGTCTTCCAGATATAATTATAACCCATTTTGGCTCAAGCTTTTCATCTATACATGTTTGGCACATTAATAAATTTATTGACAAAAGCGATGATCTCTTTGCAGATAACTTATTTTTGCTTTTGTTGCATGAAGCACATAATATCTTTTCCATTAGTATTCTTCTCCGATTAAACTAAAATCGTCATTCTCTAATAGCTCTTCGTAGTGAATGCCATCTTTATTATAGGTCACCATAGAAGCAAACGCTCCCAATGATTGTATTGTTCCGTACACACCCTCTGTATGTATGTAAACATCAAGTAATTGATCTTTCACTAGGAACCCCCTCAAGTTCGCATCTTACTCCATGAGACTCTATCATCTTTTTTACCTTCATAACATAATCTATAACTTCTTCTTTTTTACTTCCTGTAAACTGTATAAAGTTATCTTCATATAATCTTAGGGCGAGAAATTCTGGGTATTTAACTACGTCCATCATTAATAGTAATGGCTTCTTTATTTCCCTTAACTTCTTTCTCATCTCATCATTGTAAAACACTGGCTTGTTTGGTTCACCAGTCCATAAATTAACACCATGTTTAAAATGTTTGTTGTCATAGAGATTAGACTGCATTGCGTTTTCTCAATTCCTTCCAAACATTCTTGTCTTTATGAATATTTTTCATTTTATCTACAGATCCAGAGGATAGGTAAACTCCTCCCCATACTCCGTATTCGTTGTTCTCTATTCCAGATTTGTAACACATTTGTATTACTGGGCAAGAAAGGCAGCACTGATCTATTGCTTTTGCCATATTGACATCTAATTCATATTTATCAAAAAATAGATTAGTGTCCATACCATGACATGCTGCTAGATCCCACCATCTAACATTGTCTTCATCTAATCCTAATTCATTTAAAATATCTGACATATTTATTTGGAAGTTGCCAAGTACCGTTGTTGTTTACAGTAATTTTTTGAGCTGTTCCCCAGCCATTTCTAAACATACCATTTGAATCTGAAAATCCTTTGGGATTCTTTTTCCATATAATTAAATCGTAATTGTTCCAGAAGGGCTCTATATCTTTTGCCCTTTTTATAAATACGTTAACACCTAATTCGTTAAGATTTAACATTGATTCCTATTTCTAATAGGCATCCCATTAGTATAATTATACACTAAAAGATGGGTCATAGTCAACCATTTGGAGGAAGAATCATTTGCCAATGATGTGTTATCAGCATCTTTCTTCCTTTTGTAATCTCTAATGATTGATGGGTATATGGATGAGAAGATGGGTACATTATTATACTGCCAGCCTCTGGCTTTATTTTAATATCTAAATCATTAAAGTAAAGCTCTCCACCCTCATAGTCATCATTTAGATATACAACTATAGTATATGCTAAATAATAATTATCTTCATTAAAATCTACATGTGCTCCCATAAATGCATTTTGATCATATTTATTTATTCCCATTTTGGTTCTTGGGTCTGTCAATAGTGATACTGCATAATATAATGCTTTTCTGTCTATATTAAATATATCAGCATACTTAATTGCACAATCTGACATTTTGTTGGTTAGACAATTTATCGCAAAAGCGGCTTTAGCTCTGTCTTCATCAGAATTTATAAACTGAATTTGATCTCTAACGACATGCTTAATTTCACCATACCTTGTGGACGATCCATGTCCATACCAAGGCTCCCATGCAGAAACAGCATCGTTTGATAAAGACTCTATAGCGTCTATAATTTCTTGATAATTTTTTATTACGCCTTTAAAATATACAATATTATTTTCTGGCTGTTCAAAATACAATTATGTATTCCTTACTTCTTAAATTTTGGGCGGCCAAACCCTACTATAGAGACCTGAACACCTTTTTTATTTTTCTTAAATGCACGAAGTTGTCGACAGGCTTCTCCACCATTTCTTTGGCTACCCTTTTTGCTGCTTGAAGTGTTACCTTCAATGCACCATACGGTTCCATCCTCATTGTCTTCTACAACAATTCCAACGTGTGAAATTCTATCTACTCCGTCTCCAGGAAAATCAAAATATGCAATATCCCCTGGCTCTGGATCAGCTAAATCTACATCAATCCATCTTCCAGATTTTTTAAATGCTGCTGCGCCTCCTGGGGTATAAACAGTATTTGGAACTTTTACTCCAGCTTGATCAGCGCACCACATTACGAATGATCCACACCATGGTTGAAAGTTAGCCTTAGTAAATACTCCATACTTTGTCTCATTATCTTTTGGACCTTCAATGTATCCAACTTGTGACTTAGCAACTTGTATTAATCTGGCTGCGCTACCTTTTGGAGCCTTTTCTGTTTCTGCTGGTACTGCAAAATCATTTGACATAATTAGTTTTTACCTCTTCCGAAAATTCCTTTTTTAACTTTAGGAACACAATTGGGAACCCGTTTCCCATTTTTGTTTTTCCAACCTACCATTTCGTAACCTTCCCAACATGGGTTGGCTTTTTCAACCTCATTAGCATAAAGTGCTCTTAATTGCGCCTTAGCCTTTGTTTCGCTATCATGGCATCCAACTAATTCGTTTGTGCCTTCTTTTACAACAGCATAACCTTTGCATCCTGCTGCGCCCTGCTTAATGTTCCAAGGCATGATTAATCCTTGTCCCAGTCAGTATCTACTGGTTGCTCTGCTGGCATTTGATCGTTTGGTTTTGCGTCTAATCTTGCTCTAACGGCATCAGCTTCTACTTCAGCCTTCAATTCATTAATTTCTAATTCTGATTCAAGTTTCTTATCTGCCTGAGTATTTTTTGCATCTATTTCTTTATTTGCCATCTGTGCTGCCATAACATCCTTAGCACCAGACTGACCAATTAGCAAACCTGCAAGAGTTCCTGTGATAAATGTTGCAACGCTACCAAGAACATTGAAAAACATTTTATCATTTTCTGATTGTGCTCCAATTGGCTGTGTTACAAATATAAGAGCGTACAAAATTCCTAAAGATGTACACAATAAAATTGTTCCAAGTGTGATGCCAAGAATAAATTTTAGTCTTGCATCAAGATCTTGTGGGGTTAATCTTTCTTTAGCCATTCTTTACCTTTGATTTCTGGTACTCATCCCATACTTCCTGTCCAACTAAATCTCTAGAACAGGTTCCAGTAGTCTCACAAATTGGAGGATTACATTCTGCCTTTTCCCAGTTTGCTGGGTCTTGGCATTCATATCGGAATGAACCATCAAAGTTACACGATGTAACTGTGAAGGCTAGCATTATACTAGCTAATGAGGCACCTAATTTTCTCATGCCTCCATTATATCATTTTACTCTTCTTTTCTTAAAGGGATTGTAGCTAGCCAAATAACCGTAGCAATTAATGTTGCCACGCCAACTACCTGCTGGGCGGTTCCTGTAAGGGTAAGCCAAGCAATAAAAAACCCTAGAAGGGTAAATATTTGGGCTATGCTTTCCTTAATTACTTCCCAGGCATAATTTAAAATAGCCTTTATTATTTTCATTATATCCTCCTAGTCATGGCTGCAGCCACGATATTACTTGCAATAATTACTGGTATGACGACTTCCTGTGCCTTTTCTCTTTGGTCATCTGTCATATCCTTGCCCCATTCTGATGGGCTTAAAACTTTACTTAAATCTATATCTAAAACTGCTCCTATTGGGTCCGCCAAAAATGCTTCTGTCTGTACTTCTGTGGTAGCGTCAGCTAATGTGTAAGGCATGGTGGCGCCTTCTGCTGCTGCTTCCCTATCCTTAAATTCAACAAATGCTGTGGCTAATTCTGGATTAGACTTCATTGCTTCTGCAATTACAGCAACTTCAGTTGCTTTAATGCCAAGGTCTTGTGCGACCTCGATCTTTGCCTCATTTGTTAATGCAACTAATGTCTGGCTAACAGCAGAAACTTGCTCTGGACTCAATGTAACTAATTTATTATCCTTGCTTGTTAAATTAGCTATAACTGAAGTGAGATCTTCTGAAGTTCCAGTTCCTTTTTCTGGAATTAACTCTAGTAACTCTTCATCCTTTATGATAACATTGTCTTGTGATTCTTCAGAAGGTTCAGTCGGAGTTGGCTCTGGTTCAGGAGTTGGCTCTGGATCTATATCCGTTGGCTGAGGTGAAGGCTCTGGTGAAGGCTCTAGAGATGGCTCAGGTTCAGGAGTTGGCTCTGGCGTCGCCTCATCTGTGGTTTCAGGGCTTGGTTCTGGAGTGGGATCGACTGATTCAGTTTGCTCAGGCGATGGCTCAGGAGAAGGCTCAGGGCTTGGCTCTGGAGTAACCTCTTCTGTTGGCTCTGGGGAAGGTTCTGGCGTTGGTTCTGGCGTTGGCTGGTTAGCAGCAGCAGCAGCGGCTTGTGCTAATGCAGTAGCAATTTCTCTAGCCATTTGCTCATCATAATAGTTCCAAGCATTATCAATAGAATTATTTAAATCTATAATTGATTGATCATATGCATCTATTGTATCTTCTTTATCCTGTAATTTATTTGCTGTGTTTATAATTGCAGCATTATGAGCAGTTGTTTTAGTTGTTAAAGTTTGATTATGAGTTGTTAAAGCTGAATTAGCAGAATTATATTCAGATACTTTAGTGTTACGTATTGCTAATTTAGTATTATAATCTTGTTGTGCAGCCGTTTTTGCTGCCTGCGCTGCAGACAAATTATCTAATTGTTGTTGTGTTGCACCTGATCCATAAGAAAATGTATTAAGGTTACAACTAAATCCTACTCCCCATCCACCAGTATAAGCACATCCTGCACCAGTCCACCCACCTGGAATTGACCATCCGAGATGATAAGATCCTGGGCCACCGCCGTTATACCACCATATTTCTACATCTAAAGTTTTATCTTGGCTAACATTATATATTGGAGAATAGGCGCTCCATGTAGCGCCCTGTTCAACCCAATTGTCTACAGCAAGGTTGCCATCTACATACATTCTAAATCCGTCGTCTGTGTATCCAGCAAAGTATACGTTTGTCCAATCTGATGGTACTGTAATTTTGCCAGTAAATTTAACAATAATGTCTTCGTAGTATCCGCAAACTGGAAGATTCATGGAGTTTGAATTCCAGACACCTGTACATATGACAGAGCCAGGTACCGCTATATGCTGCCCGTTAACATAGCCATCTCTTAATAGATGATAAACAGTATATTGTAACCCTGCTGATCCAGCATTGTTTACAGCATTTTGAGCAGTTTGAAGATTAGTATTTGCTGTTGCTAAATTTACTGCTGATATATCTAATGCTGATTGAGCATCATTTTTTTCTTGTAGTTTTATAGCCACAGTAACAGTCTGTCCATCTACTGAAGTTTGAGCCAAAAGCTTTTCGTTTAATGCTGTGGCCTCTGCTTCTACTGCTGAATTGTAAACATCTGCAGCATCGTCTCTCGCATCCTTTGCGTCTACTGCATCGTCATATTTAGATTCCGCTATGTCTATTAATGATTGAAATTCTGTTTTATAGTTTAAGTCAGCTACGCTATCATTTAATTCTTGTATTTCTTGAGCGGCTAAACTTAATGGATCATCGCTATAGGCAGGAGTTATAAATAGCCAACCAAAGCCTAAAATGGCGGCTAAAGATAATCTCCATGCTTTAGTCCTAGTCAACTATAACTCCTAAACAAACGTTTTGTTTATTTAGTTAATTATATCATTTAACTATTTAGGATTATCTGTCTTGTAAAAACCAGTGCCTTTAAATTGAACTCCGACTGTTCCGTAAACTTTATTCATTTGATTGCCACATTTTTCACAAAATTCTAAGGTATCTGCCTCTTCAAATGTTTTGCTTACTTCCATACCGAAATCGCATTCTATACATGCATACTCATATCTAGGCATTAAAAAGAAACCTCTGGCTGCTTTTTAGCGGTAAGGATTATCGCTTTTGTTCCTTCCCATCTAATTCTTCCCTTGCATCCAACATTATACTTAGTGTCACCTTCATATTCAGAAGAAACTGCATAAACATATCCATGTATTTCGAAGTCACTTGCTAAACTTTGATTTCCATTAACAAATACCCTCCATACCAATGGGTCCCCTGCTTCTGCTTTTGTGTTAAACCTTAATATAATATCATCATATGGCTTCATCCATCTATCTTTAACTATAGACCATATGTATCTGATCTTTTTCATAGACCCATCTCTTTTCTTTTTTGAGTAGCCGAAATTGCTTCAATATTATCGTCTAGCTTTACCTGTTCAATTTTATATCCGACATCTCTTCCATAAACTATGTTTGTGATATTAGGCATCTTTACTACCATTGATCCATCCATAAAAGAATCCTTAGCGATATATTCTTTTACTTGATTAAATGTAAGCGGATCTTTTGGACTTGTGTTATATGTATTTCTTACACCAAGCATAACTTGATCTGTTCTTTTTCCCGCCTCAATATATAAAGCATGATGCCCTTCATGCCATGGCTGATATCTTCCAAGCATCAAAGTAGTTGGTTGAGACCAATCATGTAACCTAAATGTTTTAATTACGGCAGAAGCCTTTTCTTCTGCATTCATTTGGTGATCTATAAACGAAAGGTAAGTTCCCTCTGGATCTTCCCATAGTTTGTTGGTGTCTTCAAATCTTCCCTCTGCAATTGTGTCCATCCAAATTAATATGTCTGGCTTTCCAAACGAATCCCTGGTTTGCTTTGTTGGGCAAACAAAGTCTACGATTACGTCATAGCCCTGTCCACTAAGCATTCTGGACATTTCTCCTAGACGACGAGCATGTTCCACTCTGTCCTCTATACTAAATCCTAAATCAGAATTAACTGTTGATCTGACGTAGTCAGCATTTAAATGTATTGCGTTTATTTTTTCCTTTAATGTTTCTGCTAAAGTTGTTTTACCAGATCCAGGAAGTCCAATAATTTGAATAATCAATCTTTTCTCTTTTCTTTTGTGAGCAGTTTTAAGTCATGCTCAGGACTTTGCAATTAATTACTTGATCTTAATTGCTTTTGGCTTTTTTTCTTCTGGGACGATTCTCTCAATATTAATTTTAAGAATTCCATCGACCAGTTCTGCACTTTGCACCTCCATATATTCAGATAATGCAAATGTACGAATAAACTTTCTAGCAGCAATCCCCTTATGTAAATAAGGTTTAGGTGCTACTACAGACTCTTTTAATCCCTGGACTACCAAAGAACCGTTGTCAATATTAACAGACAACTCTTCTTTAGAAAATCCTGCAACAGCTAAAGAAATCTCATAAGAGTCTTCCCCTGTCTTAAGCACATCATACGGCGGATAAGACTGATTTGTTGCTTCACGATATACATTGTTGATACGCTCTAACTCTCTGTTAAAGCCGATAAAAAAAGGATCTTTAAAAAGATCCATGGCAAATTGTGTTACCATTATTCCTCCTTAAGCGAATAAATGAATTAGGTCCCAATTGGCGACCTATATATATTGTATCAAATCCTCTTATTTGATTCAATAGTTGATTGCGAAGAAACCTCTATATAAGTAGAGTTTTCTCTAAAATGTTTTAAATCTGGCGATCCACAATAGGACAAACCGCTACAAATGTTATTTATAAGCATTTGTATAGAATGGTCAATTGATCCCTTATGGTGAACTGACCCAGAAGCTCCCTCTACATGAAGTGCCTTTAAATTATTTATTGCATCTGGGTTTTGATTTAATTGTGTCTCTCTGGATGCGAGTCCTCTAAATATATGATCTCCATTGACTCCCCTATCACATTCATCATGCCCAGCAAAAAATGAACCCATCATGATTCCACTAGCTCCCGCCGCAAAAGCTTTTACTGCATCTCCATTATTTTTTATTCCACCATCAGCCACTATACCATTTATCTTATCCCCTTTAACATTATCGTATATATCCATTATAGATGAAAGAGTTGGGACTCCAAAACCAGTAACTATTCTAGTTAAACAAGCTGCTCCGCCACCGATTCCAACCCTAACAGAATCAGCCCCAGCATTCATTAACGACTCATAAGCTTCATATGAAGAAATATTTCCACACATTATATGAGTATCTTCTGAAACATTTTTTCTTAATTTTTTAATTGATTCAGTAACTAAATCTAAGTGACCAAGGGCAGTATCTACAAGTAGTATCTTTACTCCACTTTTGTTTAAATTGTCTATAAGGTTGACATTATCTACCTCATAAGAAGATATACAGAATCCTATGTTGGTTGGACCTTCGCTAACCTCAATTGTTTTTTTTAATCTTAACATCCTGTCATCTAAGGGTGTAAGCCTAGGAATAAATCCTATGCCTCCAAATTTTACCAGCTTACTTATCATTAATGGGCTAGATATAAACTCCATAGGAGCCATAAAAAATGGAGAACGTAATTTTAAAACAGATTTAGGTTGGTTTGGGTTTCCAATTTCAGACTCAATTGATATGGAAGATCTTGAAGGTATGCTTGACTTTTTAGGGACAAGCAGTACATCATCAAAGCATATGCTTCTAGTATTAGTATCTTTTATCATAATTCTCCTTCTGTGCCCCAAGTTGGATTCGAACCAACGCTTTTACGATTTTAAGTCGTATGCCTCTACCGCTGGGCTATAAGGGCGTGTCCCCAGTAGGTATCGATCCTACGACCCACAGATTAAAAGTCTGTTGCTCTACCAACTGAGCTATAGGGACTTGGCGAGCCCCCCGTCAGGATTGAACTGACGACCTTCCGCTTACAAGGCGGATGCTCTACCACTGAGCTAGGGAGGCGATCCGACTAAGAATTTAGTATCTTAGCCAAGGCATTAACAGTTGCAGCAATTCTACCAATATCTCTTAGTTGCTCAACGCTAAACCCTTCTTGCTTCAATGTATCATAGTGTGCCTTAACACAGAAATGACATTTACCAATAATTGATGAAGCCAATGAATAGGCTTCAAAATTAGCTTTCGTTGTGCCTCCATGCGATGCGATAGCATTCATTCTCAATTGTGCAGGCAATCCTGTTAAATTAGGATCATCTGCCATTTCAATATATGGATACCATACATTATTTTGAGCCATAAGGGCGCCAGCAGTCATTGCTGCATTTTTTTCTACCTCGTTTGTAGAAGAGGCGGCAATAAATGCAATAAGCTTGCCATTTCCAGTAGCAAATGAGGCTGCCAAAGCTAGGTGGGTGGCTAGCTCTGGATCAACCGCACTACGATTAATGACAGCGTCAAGGTTTAATTTAATATCTTTAGCGTATTCTGGTAAAGATTCCTTCAGCTGTTCAACCCACATTATAGAGTTTCCCCACCAAGACTTCTGTTGCATGCACAAAGCTCCCCTGTTTGAAGAGCATCAAGAATACGCAATGTCTCTTCTGGGCTTCTTCCAACATTGAGATTGTTTACTGTAACATGCTGAATAACATTTTCTGGATCAATTATAAATGTTGCACGAAGAGCAACTCCGTCATCTGTAAGAATTCCAAGCTGATTTGCTAAACCAGTATATGACTCATCATCAGATTCTGAATATGCCCAATCACGAATTTGATCCGCAAATGACCACGAATTTGTCTTTTTTAGATCTTCATGTGAGTTGCGCCATGCAATCTTACAGAATTCATTATCTGTTGAACCTGTTAAAAGAACAGCATCACGATCTTTAAAGTCATTAACTAACTTATCATATGCAACAATTTCTGTTGGACAAACAAAGGTGAAATCTTTTGGATAAAAAACAACTACCTTCCATTGTCCTGGAAATGACTTTTCGCTTAATACTTCAAAAACATCATCAGAAGCATCTAGTCTTCCTGGCTTTACGCCAACAATTCTAAATGGACTTAATTTATTTCCTACTGTTTTCATTTTTCTCCTATATATAAGATGGGATTATTCCCGCTGGACCACCAGGGCTCGAACCTGGGACATCAGAGTTAACAGCTCTGCGCTCTGCCGACTGAGCTATGGTCCACTAAGCGCCCCTGAAAGGAATTGAACCTCCGACGCAGACCTTAGAAGAGTCTCGCTCTATCCACTGAGCTACAAGGGCATACAAATTATATCTAATTTATATCGTAATCGTCAATACCGTTTAACGGAATTACACCCTTTTCTTTTGCAATTTTATATCCTTCATTGGTAAAGTGCATAGTTGCTTCTAAGTTTTCATCATACTCTACATTTAACAAACCATCTTGATACAAATCAATTAAAGTACTATCTACATACTCTAAATGAGCCTCCCATAAATCTGGAGCAAGTTCTTTTGTAACTTTTTCATTTAACTCAAAAATAGCCTCGCCATCTTCGTTGTATCCAGCAAGCCTGATTGCACCGATATCAATATAATACTGAATTTGTCTTAAAGCTTCTTCGTCATCCATACTATCTCCCTTGTGCACCAGGTAGGACTTGAACCTACGACTACCCGATTATGAGTCGGGGGCTCTAACCAACTAAGCTACTGGTGCCTAGCTGGTAATTATATATTTGTGTCTTGCTTTTTGTCAATAGTATTTTCTACTATAGACTGAACATATTCCGAAAAGTGTTTTCTTATGCTTCCTGGAGGCCTTGAACCACTTTCAATCCATATTCTTTTATATTCAATTATGTTATCAAATGTAGTGGGACATACTTTTATTCCATTATATTCTTTTAACCTAACTGGAAGAGGCACATGCTTACCACAGCATTTACATTCTTTAGCTCTATCTTGGTATGTACTCATAATATTTGCATTCTTTCTATTGTGTCTAGAGTGTCTCTTAAATCTTGAGGCATTCTTGGCGCACGAATCATATTCATTCTGATTTCTTCTTCTGGCTCCTTGTTATACTTTATAGAGTCATAGGTATGAATTTCTACTTCTTTTAGTATATCATTTTTACTCATACTTATGGCATTATATATTGACCCACAAACAGCGTCAGCTAAATCTTTAGACCCTTTCCTTGGGTGATCTACTTTGTCCCTCATTATTTTTAATTGTAACAATTCATCAATTAACAATTTAATATGAGGTCCATTTAGTCTTTCTTCTAAAACAACCATAGCCATATCGTCATAATGTTTTTTACCAACAGACAATGTTTCAGTATTAATTCCGTATTGTTTTAACTGTTGCATCATGTCATGAGAATTCCATCTATCAAATGTGCAAAGCCTAATATTGAACCCTCTTGTCCTTAATGCTAATATGTAATCTTTAACTTCAGTAAAGTCTACAGATTTATCTGGAGTTGGAGTCCAGTACCTAACTGCATCTATCTCTACTATTGGTGCTGGCTGAGAGTATGTGTCTGTAACCTTCACGTTAACCCATTTCTGAACATGTGCTAAGGAAACTGCACAATGGTCATGTTTTTGTGCAAGGTCTACGTGTATGAAATACTCTTTGTCTGGATCTGGCGCAAACCAATCTTGAAGTCTTCCAAATCCGTCTATAGCTAAAGATAGGTTGCTGAAAGCTTTTTCTATTTTTTCTCTAGACTTAAAGAAAGCATCAACTGCCTCTGGTGGCATACAAGCAAACCGTGAAAGTGCGTCTGGCATATTTTTGTAAAACTCCACCTTGAAGTCTTCTATTTTTTTAGTAGGGTTTATCTCCCATGTAGGTCTTTTTAACGCAAAAACTTTTGGTATTGTGTACGAAACAATATGATCTTCTTCCCATTCAACAACGACCTCATTACCATCTGTTCCATCTGGTAGATCCTCATCCATCTTTAGAGTTTTAGTCATTATTAAAGTTTCTTTTTCTGCTATAACTGAATCGTAAAATTTTTGAATTGGGTCATTTTTAAATCTGGGAAAAGATAAAAGAATAACTTTGCCATAATCTGGAAAACGAGAAACTACTGATCCACGATACATGTCGTATATTGCATCTGCTGTTTTTGCCTGGTCATGCCCTGTTGTATTTTCTGTAGCAAACCCTGAAATCTCATCTAGGATAACAGCAATTACGTTATAACCTTCAAAGGCTTCTCTTTCTGAGTGTCCAGAATAAACATTTACATTTTTATTAAATCTAATTTCTGAAGCTTTTGGATCATACTTTCCTGCAAACCAAGGGGATCTCTCTACTCTAGTCTTAAATCCTTTAAAGAAAACATTATTTGCTTGTTGTGCGTTAATAGCAATATTAATTATATCTATGGTATCTCCTGGAGGCTTTCCATAATATGTTGCAGGATCTTTAAGGCATAACAGTAGATACACTATATAAGAAACTGATATGGTAGAACAATAGTCCTTACCACTTCCCTTTCCTAATTGAGCAATTACTTCATTGCAGGTTTGCTTGAATCTTCTTCTTCCTTCGTCTTCTCCGAATAACTTGATGAGTGTTGATTCTTTGTAGATCTGGCTGCTCTTCTCAATGAGTGTATACTGGTGCTCCGATAGTGGGGGAAGTCCGAGGTACTCTGGACTGGTAACGAATGTTCGTAAGTCGACTGGTCTTTCATCAAATTCTTCTCCATCTAATATGTCTATTAAATCATTAAAATTAAGATCCACTAGATTCCTCTTGATTTATTACAATAGGCTCCACAACTCCTGTTATTTGCGAGAGTCTTTTCGCAACTTCCATCTTGCACTTTGGACAGCTAGCGGTTACATCCTTTAATATTCCAACTAAAATTTCTTGCTTTTTTTCTGTTTCTGCTATTTGAGTAGCAAGCTCTGCATTATCTAGCAACCCTACTTCCTGAAGCATTCCAATTCTTTTGCCCTCGATATCAGCTATCAGTTTTAATGCCGTTGCCTTAACATTTAATTGTCCAGCTTGGTCTGCGTCCTCTACAGTTTTCCATGCCTCTTTTATAAGCATAGCGTAGTGTTGATCGGCGCCAGAGACTGCCTCTTTAGCCCTGTCACGAGCCCCAGAATCGCTTCTAACGACCTCTTTCCACTCGTCTATATACTGCAAGACTTCTGCCCTCTTAAAACCCGTTAGAGTGGCAATTTGGGTAGGATTATTACCCTTAAGTAGTTCTGAAACTACCTTGTTCATTCGATCAAAGTGATCTGCTAATTCGATATCCATATATATACATTATAATCTTAGTTGACTAAAAAATCAACTAGACATTTGCTTGGCAATCTTTAATAATACTAAATATCCAATAAGATCATCAATATCATTGTCTCCAGGATACTCTGTGCCCTTCATTAGCCTATTTAATTTATCATCAATGCGGACATGAAGTTGTTCTCTTGGTCCCGCCTTTGAAAATATTCTAATTGGCTTAAGAGCAGAATTACCATAGGCAATATTCTTTTTAACTAACATATGTGCAATTTCGTGGCAGGTTTCAAGGATTTCTTTACCAGCCTCTGTACCAACTGTGAGCAAATATAAGTCCTGACAATTAAAACTTTTTGAATCTGGAAATACTGGCTCAAGCATTTTCTACCTCGCTATTTAGTGTAAATCTTCCTACTACAGAAGACCTTGGTCCTTCATTGCTAATTTGATGATATATTCCTTCTTTAAAAAATAAAATATCACCTGGTTCTAAAATATAGGTTTCTTTAAAATTTTGCCTATCATCCTTTAGCTCCCATTTATTAATTCCTGCAATTTGAACTATGCATGTGTGCCAACTGTGGTTCTCATAAGGAACAAATTTCTCTGATAAAGCAATTTTTAAAGAACTAAAGTTTAAAGAGATATCAAAAATGTTTTCCATTTCATCAATTTGATTTGACAAAGATGTGGAAATCATTTTAGGCCTATCACGTGGATCAAAAAATATAGAGAAAAAGAAAGTGGCATCAGATTCAATAACAAACTCATTTGGCTTTTCTTTAGAGTACGATAATGTTTTAATTGCAAAAAGATCTTTGTAAGGAACTTCATATTGGGCTGGCGCCATATTTTGTTCTTGTGTTGTATTTTTTTTTCTAGTAGCAATATTAAGAACATTAACTATATAGTTCCAGTCTGGCAAATCACTCATTAAGCCTTTGCAGTGATAAACTCCTGTTTCATTCCAATCATTAATAAAATTATTTTTTATGTCTTCGATAATCATTTTATAAAACCGTTATCCTTTAATGCTCTGTATATGGTCATAACAGTTACACCACACTCTTTAGCAATTTCTTCCATAGATTTTCTCTGAACTACATACCTCCTATGTAGCCAGTCCTTACTTTTATACAGCTTCATCTCTTTGTTAAAACCTCATTTGCATAATAAGCAATTCCAAATGAGTCTGCCACATCAAAATCATCTAGCTTCAAATCATACTTTTTGTTAAAATAATCTACTGTACGCTGCTTTCTAATCTCCCTCATTTTAGATTTATACCAGGAATCAGCATACCCAGGGTTCTCTTTACGAAGTCTATCTTTCTCAATTTTTGTTGGGTTTTTATTTCCAATATGAGCCTGCCAAGATGAAGGAGAAATAGTGATAACACTAGCCCCAGTAGACATAAGCTCAGCAATAACGACACCGTATACATAAGATAATTTTATCACAGCATCTGGGGATCTGACAAGTATTGCTCCCTCTACTGCTATATAGTCTGACTTTAATTCATTTAGCATTGCAGAAGTTTTAACTTTAGCATCATATATCTTCTCATATATATCGTTACCAGTTATATTAATTTTACCCCACTTAATTGGTTTATTATTTTCTAAAAGACAAAATGCTACTGAATTTGTAGAAGCATCTATGCCTAAAACCCTACTTGCCTTTGTCTTAACCAGGCTAGCTAATGTCATTTATCATCCTCAAAAGTTTAGACCTATCTGATGAAGAGTTATTCTTTTCACATTTAGAACATATAGAGAGTTGATTATATCTGCTAAGCCTAGAGGAGCACTTCTTGCAATATCTTTTTGACCCAGATCTTATTGCCTTTTTCTCATAATACTTTTCCATGATCTTTTTATTTGTTGCAACTCTACAGCAATCATCAGAACAATATTTTTGATTATGAGTTTTTGGCTCAAAATCTTTAGCACAATCTTTATTAGCACACTTCATATCTTTATAGGCTCGTAAGCTTCTATCTGAACTGTTCCAGTTTCTTTTTCCCAGCAGTCCTTTTTTATTTTGCATGACTTACATGCTGAACTAGATTTTGTAAATGGCCTAATCGGAAGATCACCATTAACAAAATTATCATACACCTCACACATCCAAACAAATAAATCTTCGATAATCTTTGTGTTTTTATCATTCATTTGTATGGGTATGATTAATAGCTCTTGTGTGTTTTTATTTTCATACAGAAAAAACCCTTCCTGTATATTTTTTATTTTCATATATGTTAAAAGTTGTAGCAAATGGTTTGGGGATGGTGACATTTTTGCCTTATAGACATCCCAAGATTCTTGCTTTGCAGTTTTTATTTCGCCAATTACATCTTTATTATTCCAGTCAACTATGACATCTATGAAGCCCCTGATAGGTGGATATTCATTAATAACTTCTTGTTCTTCATGCTTTAGCAACCCCATTTTTTTTATAATAGATTGTATTCTTTCGTGGGCTTGCGTTCCTTGAGACATATTAGCAACAGCAATTGAATCATTGTTGTCTATAAATACAGCACCGCTAAAGGCTAAGTACCAGTATCTTGGACAATTACCGCTACCATAACCCAACGAGCTTGGGCTAAAAGAAGTTTTTGTCATAGACTGGTCTCCCCTTTTTGTAGAAAGGTAAGCATCATCTAGCATTTTACCAAAAGCTTCTGGATCAAAATTGCCAGAAATCTTTTTAAACTTTAAGTTATTTACAATATCTCTACCCATTATATCTCACAACATACTTGAGGGCATCCACAAGTTTGTCTATAGACTCCTTTGCTGAATAATAAATGTTCTTCTTATTGTTATTTACTGTTCCCGCTTTATCTTTTGCTATTGTAGAATATACAGATGCCATCATAGAAAATTTAGTAGACATTGCTTGCAATTCTATAATTAATTGTGGAGCTTTTGCTGCGGGAACATCTGGATTCATTAACAATTTTACCACAATTGCCAAAGCTTTATCTAGCTGAGAATCTTTCATATATTCATGCAAGTCATTGAATTCAGTAATAGAGTTAATGAGTTCCAGAGTGTTCACATCAGACATTTAGCCAACCACTACTTTCGTAACCAAAGCATAGCCAATCCATAGTCCAACTATGCCCATCAAACCAGAAAATACTGGTGGGGCTGGAATTGGAAGCTTGAAGGCGCTAAATACTCCACCAACAACCGCACCCACTAAAGTGGTTAGAATAATTTCTTTCATTAGAAAGGAACCTCTGTCTCTTCAAAAAATCTATCAGAAGCAATTTCTTTTTGAAGACTGTATGATGTAACTGCTACACTATCGGCTTTGACTTCGTAAGAACTTCTTTCGTTGCCGCTCTTATCTACCCAGTTTTCTTCATAAATTTTTCCAACAATAGTTACTTCTTGGCCCTTCTTAATAGTAGATTTAGCCTGATCAGCTAACCTACCCCATACCTTTACGGTCCACCATGAGGTAGCAGAATCTTCGTACTTTCCAGTTTCTTCATTCTTCACCCTATCATGTGTAACCACACGCAGTCTTAATCCTTTATCGCCTATAAGCGCTGGATCTTGACCAAGCCTACCTACTAATGTAATAGTTGGATTTGGCATCTCTATATCTCCCTGTTCTCCCAGGCATCCATTAGCTCTTCTAATAACGCCCATTCAATCACTGCTAGTCTTGTCTTGTTACTTTCGGAACCCAAGACCAGCTTTAGTACTGGATACTTGTCTCTATTTACCTTGAAGGTATCAGTACAAATCTTTGCCCACATCTTTTCAGATATTGATATGCTTGATGAATATTCTTTATAATCTACAACAAAACTTTTCCATTGAGCATCACCCTTACTGTAGTCTCCACGCCCACTATTTTTTTGCTGCTTTGCCCCGTCACGTTTTGCTTCGCCTCTTTCGGTCATGAGTTAACCTTTAAAGAGTTATTGTGTCCATTGGGGCAAGTCCAAGTCATAATGAAGTTAACGGTATCCCAAAAATACTCTGAAGAGTCTAGATCACATTTTGAGCATGGCTTACTTCCAATAATTAATTCTATGTTTTTATTTTGTACTTCTGTTGGCTTAGGTCCAATAAATTCATTAATGCTTGGCATATATTTTATTATTCAACTCCTCAACAACATTTGGATTATCACGTAGATACTGTACGGCCTTTGCCCTACCCTGAAATCTTTCTTCACCAATTGTATACCAGGCTCCACCTTTTTCTATAACACCGCACATTTCTGCAACGTCTAGTGTTTCTCCTACAGAGTCGACTCCTAAAGATTCTCCTTGGAAGTAAAAGTCATATTGCCCTGATAAATTTGGGGGCCCAAGCTTGTTGTAATCAATAATCCAATTGACTGGCCTTCCGATTCTTTGTTCAATAATCTTGTCGCCAACTTTAACACCAGCTTTAATAGCATTAGCCTCGGCTTCAGAAGACCAAAGCTTGATGACTGTTGATGAGAAGAACTTGACTGCCATTCCTCCTGTTGGTATGTGGCTGGCATGCATAGATCCAAATTGGTTTCTTTGCTGTGAAATGAGTACAAGTAATGTATTTTTGTTTGCATAATTTAACATTTTGACCGCATGGGTCATATCCTTTGCTTCTGCTCCTATTTGCTTAGTGTCCTCAAGCTTTTTGAGTTCTGAGCTATCTTTTTCAAAATATATGGCTGGCAATAAAGCAGATATGGAGTCAACAACAATTATATCCACTTCAGCATCCATCAGTTGTGTTGCAACATCTACCATATCATTAACTGTTTTGGCAGATGAATATATTAACTCTTCTGAATTTACGCCCAACTTTTCAGCCCAAGATTTATCATATGAGTGCTCTGCGTCTATCCAGGCGCAAGTTTTTCCTGCCTTTTGAGCCTCTGCAATCATTTGCAAGCAGAATGATGACTTACCAGCAGACTTATTGCCCCAAACTAAAACCTGTCTTCCAAAGCCAAGTCCTCCACGTAATGCCAAGTTTAGTCCAATGCTAGGAGTGGGTTGCTTTTCAACAGTAACATCTACTGCAGACTGCACCCTATTTCTTGTTTTAGGGTCAAGCTTTGCTAATATATCATCTATTTGTATTGTCATTATTCTCTTTCTTTATGTAAGTATAGCATTAAAACAAATTTCCGTGAAGTCTAGGACGTAAATTGTTTTTATTAATTTTATTTTGTAATATTTCGTCTAAACTATGTATTACATGTTCTTCATTTCTCATCGCAGCATATAAATCTAAAATTCTAATAATAATATCTGCGATTTCTTCTACAACCTTTTCAGAACCTTGGTTTTTTCTGATTGCTTCTAGAACTTCAGTGACTTCAGAATGCACTAAAGCTAACTTGTTACCAACTTTGTCATATGAATATTCTCCGTCCCAAAACCCTTTCTCCTTAGCAGTTTCGTGCAATACCGCTGACAATGCATCAAGTCCATAATCAGTCATTAACGAGTTCATATTCTTGATCATCACCATCTTCACGCAATTTAAATTCAAAAGAAAGTGTTTCATCATTGTATGTAACAGATAGTTGCTTGTCTTTATTATTTGAAGACATAAACAATTCTGTTGGTATTTCTACTGAGCCCAACTTGGTTAATATTGCTACCAAAATTCTAGAAGCATTCATTGCTTCAAATATTTCTTCTGGTGTTTGTGTCACTTTATCTCCTTTATCATTAAAGTGCCGTCATCTAATTTCTTTAGAATAGGCGTACATATCATTCCTTCACGCATTTTTGCCAAGGCTATTGGATACATGCTAGAAAACGCAATTGCTCTTGTAAGGTTCTTATCTTTATCAGACATAACTATATGAGCCATAGTTTTGCCTTGTTTTGTTTTGTAAGGAGTAAAGCTTATCACAATCCTCTGCTCCTCGTCAATATCATATCCACTTGAGTATAAATATTTTATAAATATATCATCAGAATCTTCTTTAATATCATCTACTTTTACATAACGAGATATTCTATTGTCTCCCACCAGAATAAAATACATCTTTCCAGTCTCTATTGGAGTTTGTTCGTTATGGAAAAGACCAACTGAACCACTCTCGTCTACTAACTCAACTCTTGACCAGCCAGACCCACGCTTAATATTTTTAACCATACCAAACATTGGGAATGATCCTAAGTCATCGAACTCTACGATAGGTCTAGCCTGAGCTTTAATTTTAGGATTCATGCCAACATTAAATTGTGGTATGTTCAAAAACTCATAATAGTTATTCTCTTCTTTTCCAGTTCTGGGATTATCCTCAAAGGCTGCGCCACCTATAGCATTTAATGCAGCTATAGCCCTAGAGTTTATTCCACTGCCCTTCTTAGAGGCTTTTGAAATAAAGTCAGCATAATCCTTATAAGGCCTTTGCTCCATAATCTTATTAGCAATGTTATCTGATATAAACTTAACTTCTGCCAAACCAAATCTAATTGAGTCTTTTTGCAATGAAAAATAAATTTCTGACTCATTGACATGAGGCAACTTTATCTTAAGACCTAATCTTTTTGCCTCAATCAGATATTCTGTTCTTGCATCTTTGTCGTTTTCGTTTTTAAGGATCGAGAATAAAAATTCAAGAGGATAATGATGCTTAAGCCAAGCGGTATAATAAGAAAGCATAGAGTAAGCAACAGCATGAGACCTATTGAACGAGTAGCCTGCATGGGCTTCAAAGGTCTTCCAGAGGTGCTCTGCTTCTTCTTTGCTGATATGCTGTGTAGCGCCTTGAATAAATTTATCTTTAAATGGACTGAGTTCTTTTGCATCCTGCTTCTTTCCAATAACCTTTCTCACCTTGTCTGCTTCAGACCAGGTCATTCCCCCTAAGTATACACAGGCCTGCATAACCTGCTCTTGATAGATAATTACACCGTAAGTGTTTTCTGTAAATGGTCTCATTATGGGGTGGATATATTTAACTGCTTCCTGACCATGTTTTCTTTTTATGTAAGATAGTCCCACTGTGTCCATTGCCCCTGGTCTTACCAAAGCATTGGAAGCTGCGAGGTCTTCAAAAGTAGAAACCTGCATTCTTATTAGCAAGTTTGTGTATGGTGTCGCTTCAGCCTGAAACACTCCCATGGTATAGCCATCGCTTAAGCTTTTATATATAGCAGCATCGTCTAATGGTATACTTGACAAGTTAATTTCTTTTCCATATCTTTCTTTTACAGAAGACAGTGTATCTGAAATAACCGAAAGGGTTTTAAGTCCTAGGGCATCTAATTTAATTAGACCTATATCGGCAACAGTATCCATATCGTATGCAACTACTGGAATTCTTCCAGACACCTTATCTTGTGCATCTTCACGAGACTCAATTGGTGCGTAGTTTCTAATATCATCTTTAGCGACAACAACACCAGCAGCATGGACTCCTACGCTTCTAATTTTGCCACGTAGTCTTTCTGCAAGCCAAGTCACTTCTGGATACTTAGTTCTAAACTCTCTTGTGTTTGGAGACTCTAAATAATCTTCAAATGTGTCAATTGATTTAAGGGCACGGTTTACATCGGAAAGTGGAACCATGAATACACGTGCTGCATCTCGGACGACTCCCTTATCTTTAAAATAAGTATAAGTAGAAATGGAGGCAACATGTTTGAATTTCTTCTTCAAGTAGTTCTTGACCTCTTTGCGGCGTCGATCCTCAAAGTCGGTATCGATATCTGGGAAGTCATTTCTCTCTGGATTAATGAATCTGAAAAAGAGTAGATCATATTTAATTGGGTCAACATCTGTAATTCCTAATGAGTAGCAAACTAAAGAGCCTGCTGCAGAACCACGACCTGGACCAACCATAATGGAATTTGTTTTGGCCCAATTAATCATGTCAGCAATAACCAAGAAATATGAAGCAAACTTCTTGTCTTTAATTATTTTCAACTCTTCTTCAACACGCTCAATATAATTAACATCTTGATCTAACCCTTTTGCCTTTAGCCCCTCGTATGCTAACTCTTTTAATTTCTCATCTGCATTTCTTTTGGGCACAGGCAATAAGTCTAGACCTTTGTAGAAATCATACTCCTCGACTTTATTGGCAATCTCTAGTGTATTTTGATAAATATCTGTGCGCTGAATTCCTGCTTTACGGAAGTCTTCTGAAATTTCATCGTAAGTCTGAATAAAAAGATTATAATCTTGAAATGAAATTCTTCTGTCTGGATACAAGTAATTAAATCTATCTAGCATATCCTTCATGTTGCGAGACATTTCAAAGTCAGCTTCTTTATCCATCTTGGGGTTTGTAGACAATATGAGCATTGCCTCTTCTAGTACCTTATCTTCCCCTTTTGCAAAATGTGCGTCCCCTGTTGCCACCGCCTTAATTTTTAATTCATCAGCAAGCTCAAGCAACTTATCATTTACTTCTTTTGGATTATGAGATTGTACTTCAACATAAAAATCTTCGCCAAAAGTCTGTTTAAAGTCTTTGAGTATAAGTTTGGCTTCTGAGAACTCCTGGCGTTCAATGCACTTACTAACAAGGCCATTAAGGCATCCGCTAAGAACAATAATACCTTCTGCATATTCTTTTAAAATCTCCCTGTCAATTCTTGGCTTATGATAAAAACCTTCATTCCAAGCCAGTTCTTGTAGTGCGTTTATATTCTCAAGACCCTTTTTATTTTTTGCAAGTAGGATAATGTGGTTGTAAGCCTGAATTGATTTATCAGTCTTTGAAGACCTATCAAATCTGTCTGTCGGAGAAATGTATGCCTCTACGCCCAGTATGGGCTTTACATCATTTTCTTTACATGCTATCTGAAATTCTCTATGCGATGCCAATGTGCCATGATCTGTTATTGCAATAGAGGACTGACCAGCATCTTTTGCTGCTTTAACAAGATCGGCAGGAGAGTTAAGGCCATCCATTAATGAATAATAGGAATGTACATGTAGATGTACAAATGACATTAACTCTCCGCCTTTCTAAATTACCAAGTTACATCTGTTGATGTAGACTCTGGCTCCTCGGAACCGCCTTCTCCATTAAAGAAGGATTCTTGATCTGCATACTTCATATCACGAACTGCAGTTTCTTCTAACTTGTACAGTTCTAGAGAAGAACTGTCAAACTGCTCTTCGTCTTTTGCTAGTGGAATAATTGTATAACTTGTATCTGTTTTTGTACCAGTTCTTTTAATTCTCCACATTAGGTTTGTTATAGATCCCATTTCTCCAGCATACTCTATTAATGTCGGAGTGACTGTTTTTCCACTGGAACCTTGAGACAATATTGCTACGTAAGGGTCATTCTTTCCATCATCAACCAATACATTAATATATAGTCGTGAGCGACCCTTCCAGCCTGCCTTATAATCTTTTCTATGTTGTTCGCAGCCCCAGCACTTTCCTTGATCTTCCATTGTACACAAAAGCTTTCTTCTGTAATCTTTTGGATTTGTGTGCTCTACTGCTATAAAACCTAATCCACACTTATCGTTATATGTTGGTGAATCTGGATCTAACTCTTGAAGAAATCTAATCTTAATGCTTTCTCCGTCTTCAAGTTTTACCCACCGTGCTTTGCTTCCTTCGCCACTTACTGACTGAGGTTTATCTAATGCTTTGTTTAAGTCTTTTAGACCTTTTACTATACCCATTTTATATCTCCTTAATATATTTGACGGTATATATCCGTCTGTATTTCCATTATATCATGGGTTCCAAGATCGATATTCGAAATCGGAAACTGCGTTATCTATACATGCCTTTATGTCTTTATCAGACATATCACCTGCATCCTTTGCACCATCAGGATATATCTTACCATATGAATAAGATCCCCACAAGATGTTTTTGTTTTTTAATTTAGAGGCAATTGACATACCTAATTCTCTTCCAGCTATATCTGCATCTGTCATTAATATAATTGTATTAAAGTATCTATTAAGTAATTTAATATTATCATGAGATATGTGTCCTCCAAGTGTGGCTACAACATTTGGAAATCCCGCCTGATGTATTTTAATTGCGTCAAATGTAGATTCGACAATAATTACTTTTTCTCCTACACGCTTTGCTCTATGAATATTAAACATAGTCTTGCTTCTTGGCAAATTATTACTATTCTTAAATCTTTTTTCTGATATTGATCTACCAACTAAGCCAACTGGAATACCGTCTGGACTATGAACTGGGACAGTAACCATTCCCAAATTAGAAGAATAGCCTAGTTTAAAATAATGCATCGAATCCACCATAATACCTCTATGCTCAAGATACTCTTGTGCATGTTTATTCTTTCCAAGGTTTTCATATAACTCATCTAATGTTTGCTGTGAAAACTCAACAAAGTCTGGCTTGTCTTCAAACATTGATTTTAGTTCATCATCAAAATTTTCTACAGACTCAATCTGTTTAGATTCAATATATCTAAGCGACTCGTAATCATTTTTATCTAAATATTTTTTAACCAAGTCTGTTATTGTTCCAGATTCTCCGCAGGATGGGTTGAAACAAATATAGGCGCCTTTTGTTCTGCTTACACTAAAGCTTGGTGTATGTCTATTAGAATGAAATGGACAATATGCCAGAAAGTCATTTCCAGTCTCTCCGACAATCTCTACGCCTAAGCTTTTAATTACTGACTTTATATGGGCTGGCGTGTATTCCGTTTGACTAACTTGTTTTGAGTTATACCCTCTAATTGCCATGCCTTCCTCTTTCCCACATAAACTCCATGGATAGTCATTAAAAACTTCCATGTTTCACCCGTGAATTCTACCGAAAAGGCTGGGTCTATGTCAAGCATTCTAATGTACCCAGAGTCACGCATCTGCCCAGTCAATAAATTTTCATATTGATTTTTAATCCTAATAATGTCGGAGTCATCTAAAAACTCTACACTAATTTGAAATCTTTTTATTTTCTTGTGAGTCATTGTTTAATTCTGGTAAATTTTCATAAATAGGAGTAATAACACCACGATTAATATCCCAGTCTAAAAAGAACCTAAAGTCTTGACCATGTCTATTCTTTCTAGATACAACCTCAATCATGTCGGTATTTGCATGCTTATGAATAGCTATAGCCATATCAGCATCGTATTCAATAGCCTTGGACCAAGCGACTTGGCTCATCATAGGTGGCTCATCCTGATCTGATATATCATCAGCAGTTGCAGCAGTAATATCTATAATGGGAATATTATTTGTTACTGCAAGAAGTTTAAAATCTCTAGAAATATTTCGATTTCTTTCAACTTCAGAATTACTTCTCTTGTTATCATTAAATAATTGATGGTAATCCAAAATAACTAAATCTGGTTTGTGCTGATCAATCTTTCCTTGAATTGTTGAAGGTGTGACTTCTGCTGTGCCCTCATTAGAAACAAGAATAAAGCTGTTCTTTCCCTCCGTCTTTTTTTGCCCCCATGATCTGAAATCATCTAAGTTAATATCTCCTTTTGATAAATCACTGGCACGGAATAATCCCGAACCAAGCATTGTGTAAATACGGTCACGCATATTCTCTGGAGCCATCTCCAAGGAAACAATCATTGGTTTAAAGCCCTGCTCCCAGGCCTTGCATGCCAAATAGGAGGTAAACCATGTCTTTCCTCTTCCTGGCCATCCTATGGCTACTATAAGGTGTCCTGGAGCCATTCCTGTGGGATAGGCCTTGTCTATTGCATCGAAGCCAGTAAGTATTCCTGGGCTTCCACCCATTGCAGTAGATCTGTCTTTAACTGACTGATAGTGTCTTTCAGCAGACTCAATATCTGTAATATCAACATCTCTAACATTATTTGTATATCTACTAAGCGTTGCTAGCTGGCCCTGCATGACACCAAGCACTCTTGATGCTGCATCTTCTTTTAATGATGAGCCAGCCTGAAGCATGATTGTTTTTAGCCTAGCAGAAACAAATTCGTTTTTTAGCTTGTCTAGGTAGTATCCAGTTTCTGCTTTAGTTTGAACTGGTTCAAAATCCTTAAATTTATCCTGCAGGATCCCAACCTCTGGAACTGCTCTAAACTTATAATAATATGATTTTAAGCCCTCCCAAATATCTTTATGTGAGGTAAATAAGTCATCAGCATTGTCGGCAAGAAGGGTGCTTATATCTTTATTCTTACATACCGCAGAAATTAATTCAGCTTCTGTGTTCACTCTTCTTCAACCAGCTTTCTAGTCTGTTCTAATAAACGAGCCCGATTGGCCACATCTTTATTTATCTGAATCATCATGTCTTCTAGCCTATCAAAATTATTATAAAAAAAGTTTAATGGGTGTCCAGGCTTGCCTGTACGAAAATAATAATTAAGTACGTCTTTTGCCTGATCAAAACCTATGCTGTCTAGTACATCTTGCATAGCCCACTTTTCTTTATATTTATTTAGTCTAGGTTTCTTGCCATACTTTTGCTCATAAAGTGCAGAGTAGATAGTAAGCAGTATGTATGGTTCTTTACTTGTTGCCATTTAGCTCTTCTTCAACTTCTTGAGTTTTTGCAATTAGTTTGCTTTCTACGAACTTATAAACTCTTTCTGTGGCAGCATCAACTGTTTCATTGTCTCTGACAAAATCATCAACGCCAATTCCAATTTTTATACTTTCAAAGTTTCCTAAGTTTCTAGTAAATGAAAGATCTACACGAACTTGAGTTCTATCTGACATTAATGTTCCGCCTTTCTATGCCTATTTAATGTGTCGTGGCCAAATATGCCCCAACGCAATTCTATCTCTTTACCACATGTATCACAGACAACAAGCCGTCCAGACACTACTCCGCCTTCCATACTGGTACAAATCCAGAATCAGTCTTAGTATACAATATAATGTTGTTTTTGAGAAGTGCCCTCAACTCATTTTTTGACGGCATGTTCTTAGAGTAACCAGATTCTAAAATAAATTCATGTATGTCCATTATGTCTGATTCGCTATACATAAACTTATACCAATCACTCTCTGGATTACCAATAGGATATACCTTTTGAGGATACCGTATCTTTCCCTCTAAAATATAATCTTCAATTGTAATCTTATGTTTATTTAGTATTTGTGCTACCTGTTTTGTTGAATACGCATTTTCCATATTTTTTATAACTTGAGAATATGAATACAGCACACGCTTTTTATCTGGATAGCACCATGCTACGAGTTCATCCTTTGCTCTTGAAGAACTTAATACTTTATGTATTTTGTTATTTAAGAAGAAATAGCTAAATCTTTTAGCTTGTTTTTTTCTGCCTGTTCCAGCCATCGCCCTAAAGAACTCGTATCCTTGTTTATCATCCATCGTTTTCCACACATTATGCAAAACAATTCTACATGGAGTTTTTGAGAAAACACTCTGTCCACAAAAACTCTACCTCTACACTTACTGCATTTCATCATAATGTAAACACCTTGCCGTCAACAACGCATGAATAGTCTGGTGCAATATGGATCATTTGAATATGTGGATAGTCATTAACAATGTGTGCAATTGCAAACCCCTTTTGCCAATCATGGTGTTGCATGTATTTCATCCCTGGCCCCTTTTCATCGCACATGTGCCCAATCTCATAGCCACGAATTGTTTCTCCAACTCCATTATTTCTCAATTCATAGGTTTGAAGATGTGAAGCAATTCTATGAGAATGTCCACGAATTAATGATATTTGTAAATCGTTCATATCTTTTCTTACGGCACCAGTATCAGCAATTGATAATCCATGATGAACATGGATGTCGCCAAAACGGCGCTTGGGCAATTCATTATAATAAATATATTCATATCCCAATGAATCTAAGTTCCATAGTGTTTCTGGAGTAACATCATTTAGATAGTCTGGGAGCTTAGCATCCATATAATTAAATATACGAACATCATGATTTCCTAATGCTGAAAATAATTGTGCGTCTGGAAGCATCTCTCTTGTTTTAGTGTAGAAATCACGAGCACCTTTTGCCTCATGCCTCATCATTGGAACAATTAAATCTCTGCTATCGGTTTTATGCAGATTAAGAAACTCTGCCGATTTTCCTTCTGTATACTTGCTGTAACAAGCCTGATCGTCTGTGTCTCCAAGATAGTCTACAACATCTGGCTTAAACCATTTCATTACCTTAAACCATAGTGCGATTGCTTTATCATCTTGATATGGGAACTGCTGATCTGATGACAGCATCCATTTTAAGTCGTTTGTCATTTTTTCCTTACTAATTTTAGCCAGAAGGATATTCAAGCTTACTGAATTATAGCATTAACAGTCAGGCTGTCAAGTAGTTATGCAGACTCTACTTTTCTTTTTGCCACAGAAATATAATCTACAGAAAGCTTTTCCATGGTCTTTTTTCCCGAATTAGTTTGACTAACATTAATTGTCGGAGATAGTCTTGACCCACTTATGGAAACATTAACATTATAATATTCAGGCTTCGAGTATCTTGGTGTAGCAGTGGTATAAACTATATCACCATCAATAAATCCTACATCTATTCCTTGATCGTATTTTGTACCATTTTTTAAATTTGTAAATTCAATAGAATCTGCACGGGTTATATATTGAAATGTTTCTGTTGTGCCGTCAGATGTTCTATTGGCTAGGTCAAAGGCGTTGTTGGCGGTTGCGGTTAATTCAGTAATCTGTTGCTGTAAGCTTCTAAGCTTTTGTGGATCTACTGGCTCGCCATCTCTAAAAACTTCAGCCATTATTTACCTGTTCCATTTTTTCTTCTAAAGAGTCAGAATACTTTTTTGCTTCATTCTCCATAGATAGTTCTGTCAACTCAGCTCTAAGTACGGCTATCTGAGTTTCGTAATTAGCAACTAGCTCACCAATTCTTTGTTGAAGTGCAGTTACAACTAGTTCTATTTTTGTTGTCATGTTTCCTACTCTATTAATGAAGTTTTCTCGGTGTTTAAAATATCAAGCTTTGTTACAATATCTGAAAGCTTAACATTTAAAGAATCTAAATTGTCTTGATCTGGTGTAGATACAGATCCTTCAAGCTGAATATCTAAATTCACACTATATCTTTGATAATCTAGATTTTTGATTTTTTGATCAATAATAACTATCTTATCGCTATTTGATAAAGTTGTCATAATTACTCCTTTTTAATGCTAACGTGCATTAATCTCTATTTTAGCATAAGATAAATTATACCCTATAATTACCATTTATTTAATGGACATTTGGCTAGCTTCAGTTTAGTTTTTGCCGCCATAAAACACCCACACTCATTACACCTCTTAGTCAATTTACTAAGTTCGGGACATTCTAGGCATATAGAATATCTTTCCCCAGCCTCCTCGTCAGAAGCATAGGGTGTTGACCTATTCAAAAAATCCCATGGTTTAACCTCATCCGAATCAATAAAGCTTTTAATTTTTTCCCATTTAACTGACATATAAACTTTCTCCTTTATATAATCTTATCATATAAGATGAACATCGTCTATAGTTTAGTATCCAAATCCTGGGAAGAATGGGGTTGTAAATGTTGGTGGGAAGAATGGTCCGAATGTTGGTGGGAAGAATGGTGGGAAGAACGGACCAAAGAATGGAGGGAAGAACGGTGCTGGTGCTTTGAAGAACGGTGGGAAGAACGGTGGGAAGAACGGACCAAATGTTGGCGGGAAGAACGGTGGGAAGAACGGAGGGAAGAACGGTGCTGGGGCGCAGCTAATGCAGGATGCGTTTGCTGCTGCTGATAACGCTTCTGCCTGTGTAGATCTATATACAGTTTTAACTCTGGCAGTTGTTCCTCCAGTTGTGGTATCTGATGGCATAGTTCCGTTAAATGGCCCACTAACAGATGGAAGGCTAGAGTAGCAACCAGATGATACGTTGCATGTAGAAGTTCCTATATAGTAAACACTTGGTGCTGGGAAGAATGGTGGGAAGAACGGAGGGAAAAATGGAGGGAAGAACGGTGGGAAGAATGGTGGGAAGAAGGGCGGGAAGAACGGTGCTGGTGTGCAATTAACACAAGATGCATTGGCAGCCGCAGCAAGTGCATCAGCATAAGTAGATCTATAAACAGTTTTTACTCTAGCGTTAGATGGGCCCTCTGTAATATCAGTCGGCATAGATCCAACTCCATTAAATGGTCCGCTTGCTGAAGGTAATGATGAATAACATCCCGACAAAACATTACATGTTGAAGTTCCAACATAGTATGTGAATGTATTTTGAGACCATCTAGCATAAAAAGTTGTATTTCCAGAAGGTACAAAACTTCCTCCATCAGAAACTTGATTAATAAAATCTCCTGAAATTGAATCTCTCCAATAAAGGAATGCATAGCCACTTCTTGTTCCTGGAGATGGTGCGGTATGTGAGGTTCCTGCATTGAACGGTCCAGTAGTTCCTCCTCCCGTTCCTCCGTTGGCATTCCAGTTTATTGTATATTGTGTTATTGCCCATTGTGCGTAAATAGTAATTGAGGAAGTTGGAGTATAACTTGTACCAGGTTGACCAAGAAAGGTGCCACCAGAAGACTGTGTGTACCATCCATTAAGACTATATCCGTCTCTGCTTGGTGTTGGCAAGGTGACTGAAGATCCAGCATTCACGGTGCTAGAAGATGGGCTAACAGTTCCACCATTTGCACTAAAAGATACTGTGTACTGGGCTATTGACCAAACTGCAGTAAAAGTTATGCTGCCATTTATAGACCAGTTAGCTCCTGCTGATATATTGTAAAGCATATCTCCAGAGGATGGATTTCTCCAATAAACAAAAGTATATCCGTCTCTGGTGGGAGTAGGTGCAGTCACAACTTGACCCAAAACTCCTGAGCTTGATGTTGGGTTAACGGTGCCACCATTTGCGTTCCACGTTACTGTGTATGTGATAACAGACCATCTAGCATATATAGTAACTGAAGCAGACGGGGTATATGATGACCCTGGATTTCCTAAAAATGTTCCTCCAGTAGCAGCAGTGTACCAGCCATCCAAAACGTAGCCATCTCTTGAAGCTGAAGGCAATGTGATTGATGATCCTGCATTCACAATATCTGAAGTTCTAGTTGGTGTTCCACCGTTTCCGTTATATGAAACTGTATATTGATTTAAAGACCATCTAGCATAAAAAGTCATTCCAGAGTATGGAGGAATAAATGTGCCACCGTCAGCAACCTGGAATGCATAGTCACCAGAAATAGAATCTCTCCAGTACAAGAATGCATAGTTTGCTCTTGTACCTGGTGAAGGCGCAGTATGAGCTGTACCTGCATTGAACGGTCCAGTAGTTCCTCCGCCAGTTCCTCCGTTGGCATTCCATGTTATTGTACGCTGAGCAATTGTATAGTCTGCATACAGCGTTATATTGCTTGTTGGCTGATACTGTGTTGGTGTTGGCCCGCTTCCTCCGACAAAAGTTCCCGTTGCGTTTGGACCAGTGTACCATCCATTGAAAATATAGTCTGCGTTTGAATCTGGAGTAGGTAAAGTTACTGTTCCTGGATATTGAACTGATCTTGTCGCTGGAGTTCCAGTTCCTGAGCCATAATTAAATGTAACAGTATAAGTTTTTGCAACCCATTGTGCATAAAATTGAAATGAGTATGTTACTATCCACGCATCACCAGCATTAAGAAATATTGGGTCTCCACCAGACTGTGGATTTCTCCATCTAGTGAAATTATAATGTTCTCTAGAAGAGGGTGTTGGTGCATATATTGTGGTTCCAGAAATAACAGTATCAGAAGTAAAGTCTGAAGTTCCATCATTTTTATTCCACGTTACTGTATACTCTATTCCTGTCCAGCTAGCATAAAGAGTTATACTTTCAGTTGGAGTGTATGATGTAGGAGTTGGGCCTCCTCCACCAACATAAGTGCCACCACCTAGTGGCTCTGTGTACCATCCATTAAAAATGTAACCTTGCCTAGAGGTAGTTGGCAAAAATACACTGCTTCCTGCATTTACAATATCATCTGATACTACTGTACCCCCAAGCTCCTCATAAGTTATAGTATACTGAAGTTGAGTAATTGGCCCTATAGAGTTTGAATATGCTGGGAGGCTGTCAGCCCCATTACTTGCTATTACAGATCCAGAAACTGTACTTGTGGTTGGGCTAGTAAATTGATAATCGAAATAAGTTTCTGAAGTGTAACCAGTAGAAGATGGGTAATAAGCTAGCACTGTTCCAGCTTCATTATTTAACTCTAGCTGATATCTAAATTCTGTTGGTTCGTTTGTCCACTCTCCAGAAGAAAGCCTATAAGTTGAACCTGTTTTGTTTGCTGTTCCAGATTGAAGGGTAAGAGTTGGTGGTGTAACATTTACTGGTTCGTCTATAATAGTCTCTAAGTCCACATAAGCATAATCTATAGTTTTATCATCTGTCTCAGTATAACCATCTGTTCCAACAACCTCTAACTCAACACTGTAAATCTTATTTGGCTCAAGAAGTGGGCTAGTTAATATGTATGTAGTTGTTGGGGTGGTTACTGGAATTGACATCAATAACTCACCTAATTCGTCATAAACATTAAGTTTTTGAGAAAATATATCTAAATTATCATCTACGGTATTACCTGTGGCAAGTGCTGCGTAAGACCAGCTAAATGTAGCTCCGTCAGCTTCTTCGTCATACACAATAAAGTCTGCTATGTAGAAATCAATTCTAGGCATTGATTCTGGAGTTATATAAAAGTTTTCTAAACCTCCTGGAGTCTTTGCATCAACCCTTCCTCTAAACTTATAACCTTGCCTAGTTTTAGTTTTAGATATAACTGGTCTAGATGCCGCATTTGCATCTGATGGGAATTTGTTTGTTGACTGAGACTCTAAATATTCTTCATAAATTTTAGTAAAATCATATAATGCAGACCATGTTCCTCCTGGTGCAAGCTCTTGAATTCTTAATCTAAATTCTTCTGGCTCTTCTGTCCAAGATCCTCTTGTAACATACATGCTTGACCCATTGATTGGACTATCAATTGTTTCAAAACCATCTGGCCAAATATAGTATAGCTCTGTGTATGGAATTTTAGGAGTTGGAAGATTAGTGCCAGAAAATATTCTTACCCAATTTCTAACACCATTTACTATTGAATCTAGTCGCCAAGCACTTTTTATTTTTAGCCATCCATCAATTACCCACGGATTTTGACTTTCATTAGAGTTTGCTTCATCTTGAGGTGAGGCTTTTCTCCAAATACTTTTAATTTGGATCCAGCCGTTTTCAGAGACACTATCTTCACCAGGTCCGTTTTTTCGCCACCAGCTCATTTATGCCTTTCTGCTTAACCATACATCACCAACAACAAAATCTCTTCCACCTTGTGCCGTACTTCTTGACGTAGCACCATTTGGATAATTATTTCCACCATAATAAAAAGCTCTTCCAGTAGTCAATAACCCATTTTTATCTTGAACGATTGTTGAATCTCCAAATGTTCCGTCTTCATTACTTACAATATTTAAATAAAGTTTTGTATTAGTAATACTTAATTCACTAGATCCAGGATCATAAACTATTCTACCATTTCCTAACCTTATTTGTCCATTGCCTTTAATGTAATCTGGAGCATCAGTATAATTATCATCATCATATGTTCCTATATATACATCGGAACCATGAATGTCTCCTTGAACCGCCAAGGTATTTGTAGAATAATTATAATTTACTCTGCCCTGACCTAACCTAAAACTACCTCCAGAAGAAATATAATCTGTGCCAGTAGTAGCTCCAGTATTATTTAAATATAATACTGAGCCAAAAATGTTTGCGCCTTTTATAGAACCAGTTTCTCCATCAAGTTCTACTTTAGTGATTCCAGTAGAATAGCCAGTTGAAACTAATTTAGCTGCATCTATCTTCCAGCCCTTATCAATATCTGTCATGTCAGACTTAAATGTTCCAAATCCGCCTTCGTTTGCCCTGACAGTTCCCATTATAGTTGCGTCAGTAGCAGTTAATGCTCCTGCAGTTGTAACCTTAAATACTCCGTCTGCACCAGCCTGAATAGATCCATCAGATCCTAATTTTGTTTGATTTTTAGATATCTCAGTAGCCTTTATCTCCCAGCCACCTATATCTCCCTTAACTGCTATAATTCCATTTAATGGATCAAGTTGCACATACTTTCCAGTAGACCCAGTTACTTGAATTCCAGAAAATCCATTTACAGGATTCTTTATGTCGCCACTAGTATATTTTCCAATTTCTACTTTTGATCCATTGGATGCATCAATTAATAATTGTCCAGCATATGTGACTCCGCCTATTGTTCCGCCTATCTCAACAGTTCCTAATATTCCAGAAGCCGCTTTAATCTCTCCAGATAATTTAACGTTTGTAGCTTCAAGATCTCCTTGAGTGTTTACTTTAAATTTAGACCCTACTTGTATTTCTCCGCCTAAAACTTTTATATTTCTTGCAATTACAGAGCCTTCTTTAGTTACAGAAAACTTTGCATCTTCATTAGCATTAACTGAATATCCTCCAGCTACGCCTCCTCCTGCCCAAAAGGCATAGGTGCCGCTAGGAGATAATCCAGTGTATGAACCTGCCGCAGCATTTAAAGTGTTTTCTATTTTTGTATCAGATATAACCCAGTTAGCAATTTTTGCTTTTTTAGTTATAAAGGTAGCAGTAACTCCATTATCTTCACCAATAATTTGTGTAGTAGGATTCAGCCCATTCTCATCATTATCGTCATATAAGAAAAAACCACGCTTATTAAATACTGCTCTAGCTCCAGTTAAAACTGGCTCATCATTTATATCAAGAGTTCCAGCAAATATAGATCCATTGGTTTTTATCTTAATTGGATTTTCAATAATAGACAAAGCACCTACATCAAGAATTTCTACTGAATGTGCTATAGATATTGAAGCGTTTCCATCTTCAGAAGTCCATTCTGCTTTTACCCAAACGGTGTTGCCAGCATTAGTTTCATCATAGACAATAACTGGACTAGAATTAGATGAGGCTACTAATGTATAAGTTCCATTCTCTGTGGAGCTTTGATAAACTTTTATTCCAGTTGCCTTTGAGTCAAAATTTGAAGAAACTACATAGGCATTAGCGGCTCCTGCTACAGAAATGGTTGTAGTCTTTCCAGCTAATGGATTTGGTTTAGATATAGAAGATATATTTGATATAAGAACTTGAGTTGTATTCTCATTCCTATATATGTCTAAGTCTGTTACGTATCCAGCTGTAAATGAAGATGGGCTGGCTCCAAATCCGTCAATTAATTCTGTTCTACTAATTTTTACTGACGTGTTCGCAGAAGCTGCAATTCCAGAAACTGTTTTTTCAAAGTACTCTGTTTGTCCAGAGTAAGTAAGGTGAACCTTTACATATGTTGGTATGTTTTGAGCTGGCATAGTAAAGGAAACAACTAAGTCTGTACCGCTCCAAGCTGCTGTTGGATTTACTACTGGGTCTGGTGGAGTATTATCAAACTCTATAGTGTCAAAAGCCTTAGCCTGCTTGATATCAGAAAACCCAGTGCTACAACCACTTTCAGAAAAGTGTTTTATCTTTACATTATGTAAAGCTAGCGAATAAAGTTTTTCGGTTGCTGGACCAGTTCCAGAATAAACCTTATCATAAACTAATGTGTCTGGATCTTCAACCCAAACTTCTGTGTACTTATAAGTTGGGTAATCTACGGAATTTATTTTCCATGAAGCTGTAAATCCGTTGTCTATTGAGGTGACCGACCAATCATCAACACCTATAGAAAGCGAGCATATTGCATCTGCGTATTCTGGTACCGTAAATGCAACTCCTGATGTTGTGCCATCTAAATATGTAGTTTTTAAAAATCCTGTAAAAGAAGTTCTAAATGTGTTACCAAAATTTGCTTTATTAGATTCTTTAGATAGTGTCCAAACCTGCTGAGTTTGTGAGGCGTCTATTGATTGTGTCCAACTTCTTGTAGTTGATGAATTAGTTAAATATATTTGATATCCCTTGGCTAGGGTTGATGTCTTGTCCCATGTCACCTTGAGAGTAGTTCCCTCCCAGGTAGCAACTACATTTGCTACTTCCTGCTTAACTGCATCTATTGTTCTAAATTCAAATACATTAGAGAGTGGGCTTTCTCCCTTTTCCTTATCAGAAAATACCCAACCGAATCTTAATAGGTAATCAGTACTAGGGTCTAAATCTGCAATTACTACTTTAAAGTAATCACCATCCCTAGTCTGGCTATTTAGATCTTGATATTGAGCCAATTTATCCTCCGAAAGAAAGGTCCATCTTGTATTCTATAATTAATTCTTTACCTGAAACTTTTTCAACCTCAGAAGGCAAAACCTTTCTAGAAATAAGTCCATATGCTGGATCAAAAGTGTCTTCGTCATTTATTCTTAACCCGTCAACAACGACTGATGTTGCTGAAGAGGTTGGGGATATAACAATTCCTATTTGTGTTATATTTGCTTTATCTGGAGACCCAACCGTTACAAACTCCGATAAAGTTTTTTCTACAATATTGTTTCCTGCAGAATAAGAATCAAATATCATTTCTACATAATTAGATGCTGAGCTATATAATCTTAATTTAATTTCAGATAAATTAGAATCTAGTGCTTTGAATGAAAAAGATATTGTGTCAAAATTACTGTATCCGCTAATATCTAAAGTTTCTATAGTAGAAACATATTCTTGATCTGCCGCCCCGTTTGATTCAAATACAAGTGAACTATTACCAACTCTATAATTAGATTGATCTATGTCTGGAGTTGGGCTCCAGTCAAAAGGCAGCTCGAAGTCTGTAATAAATTTGCTATCGTAATTATTTATTGAAGATCTGGTTCCTGGAAATATTCCAATTTCGTTTATTTTACCAGCAAGGTCTGAGGGTAGTGTTGCTGAATATATAACAGTATAAGTATTTGGAGATACAGAAGTGTCTATATTTATTCCTCCAAACTCTACTGGCATTCTATAGAATTCAAACCCTAGTCTTGAGTTTGTGTTAGATAATGAATACTCAGAATTATTTGCAATACCAACTGCTAAATCTTTAGTCGCAAATGAGGCATTGCCAGCTATAAAGTTTGTCAAAAAACGTTTTCCAAATTGAGTTATCATTTCTCTCCTATACCTTAGGCGCTATGACAAATGCAAACTTGTCTATAGGCTCCTCGCTTGAATTATAAACCTTAAATGTTACTTTTACTCTTGCCATTCCAGCATTGTCATAATAAACCTCTTGGCTTACTATTGATATATCTCCTACTCCTGGACGATCTTCCCCATCTCCGTCACCGTCTCCATCACCATCTCCTCCGCTTCCGCCTTCGGTTATGCTAAATGGAAACTTTGCATTTGTAATTATGCCAGTTAATGGTTTGCCACCACGCCATTTGTTAGCTAAAAAATAATCATCGGTAGAAAATTTATCTACAACAATTGGCGCTACTTCAGATATATCTAAAGAGCTTAATTTTTTATCGGTCTCTTTACCCATTTATTTATTATACCATTTGACTATCCAATAGCTCTGCAGGTTAGTCTAGTGGATACCCCCTCAGAATATTGCGTTTCTACCCGTGTAACAATATACTTGTTGTTTGCATCTAGCTGTTGCAATGGATAATTTATTGATACTATGTCTCCAGCTGATAAGGCTGGGTTTCCAAAGATATTCATTTCTACATATCTTCCTTTATTTAAAACAGTACTAGATACCCAATCCGCCAAGGCCTTAGCTGCTGGTTCAGTTTGTATCCAATTTGATTCAAATATGACTGGCTCTTTTGTTGCAAGCTCAGAAGCATCGTGTGTACTATATTCTAATGGGCTAGATTTATTTACTGTATTTCCTAATACATAAAAACTGCTATAGTTTCCATCATCCAATGGAATAAAAGTTGATGTGTTGTTTAAAACATAAGCTTCGGCTTCAAACGGCTGAAGTTTAGTGTCAAGAACGGTTGCATACTTATTTGCAGCCGTAGAAAACTTTAACGGAATTGAAGGCCCTCCATTATATTTAACCTTAGACTTTCTTATTTCTCTGGCAGTAGTGCCAAACTCCAGGAACGCCTCATCTCTTTTATTTTCATTCTCTCCTTGTGAATAAACGATATTTCCATGTAGTAATGAAATCGTATCGTCAGAAAAAACTCCGTCAAAAAAGAAACTACTCTTTGCAGTTGAATTTTCATACTCTGTGTCTTCTATAGACTTTGCATACGCATATTCATAATATACAACCCCTTGTCCGCAGAGTAATCCTATGTTTTTCCCTTTTGATAATTTTGGAGATGTATCTGTATTGTTATCAACAGCCTTTATTTTAAATCCGTTAATAAACACAACTATTTCGTTTTGTTCTACTCCAACTTTTAGCCTAACATCTATATTGTATGCTTGGCCAGCATATATGCCAGCCAACCTATTTATACTTTTTGATTGACTATCTTTTAACAACAACACTTTGCCATTATTACTAAATTTCATAATTCTAATTTCTTTTTTTGTTTTGGAAGATGCAGTTGTATGAATAGTTATATAGTAGCCATTCTTGCCATCATTAGATGTAAAAAGGGCTAAGCCTCCTATTTGTGCAGGGCTTTCAAACTGTGTATCAAAATACATTCTGGTGCCAAATGCAAAGTAATTTTTTGAAGTATCTATTGAGTCAAAGGATCTGACTGCTATATCGTATGTAGTTTTATCCTTGTCCAAATTACTTAAAGCTAAAAATGATTTACTGATAGTATTCTGTTGAGAATTTGCGTCAGACTTAAATAATCCTGGATCGTCTTCTTTTTTGGTAGATGCTGTGGCAGATAGCAGTTTAACTGAATATCTATTAAACTTTTTAGGATCATTTTCTCCAGCCACATTGATGTATGAGTTTGGAGATTTTTCATGAGTAGGAGGTGTTTTTGTATTCCACAAAGCTCTTGATTTAATCTTGTACCTTCCTGTTGGCTTAAAGTATGCACTATTAATATTGTTAATATCTTCATACCCTGGTTTAGACAGGTACCTATATTTGTAAATATCAGACTCAGACTTAATTAATACTTCTTGAGGATCAGAAGGCCCATCTTTTGGAACATACTGGTATTCAATGCCATCATATTCAATAATCTCATCATTAATCAAAACGTATCCATTAAAGCTAAATAATGCTTGCAAGTTATTGTCTTGAGATATTGTGCTATTGTTTAAAGAAAAATATTCGTCTGTGCTCGTCAATGGATCAGCTAATGTTCCTGCGCCTAAGTATGTCTCTTCTGATTTCCATAGTGGCGAAGATGATCCGTCATATTCTGATGTAGAAGCTGCTGACCATATTACCTTTACAGCATTTGCAGATGCTATCTCTGAAGAAGAAAAGTCTACTATGTTTGGAATAATTGTAGTGCTGCCATCTACATAATTTTCACTAGTTAAAATCCAATCAGGATTTTTTTCTGAGTCATAAATATACTCCCTACTATAAAAGTTAAGTATATTATTTTCGTCAACAAACGCATTCATTTGTATGTCTCTACATAGCTCTTGTAGGCATTCCCAAACTGTCTTGCTTCTGTCCGACCACCAGTACTTAACGGAAGGAATAGATTCGTCCTCATCTTTAACATAAAACTTATAATTAGAAAATCCTACAGAGTCTAACAGTGTTCTTATCACAGCAGTAATTGGATAGTCCTGTATTAATATTTCAGGACATAAAATTTCTTGAAGTATTTTTGCGGAATCTAAAGCCGTTACATCGCCATTTCCAAACTCTCCGATAGACCATGAATGCATATAAAATAATCCTTGATTTATTTTATAAGATGTGGCTCCATCTTTAATTGCTATATAAGGTTTAATAACTGCATCTTTAAATGCGTATAATATTGTAGGGTCTATATCAGAATCTCTAAGGTACTCTTTTAAGTTTAAAGATCCTTGAGTATATTTATTTAAAGATAGCGACAATGTATTTGCTGTTAAATTTCCTACTGGAATAATTGAGTCTGTGTCGTCGCTGGTTTCTTTTAAAATATTAAAACTTTGAATATCATTTGTAATGTCTACCACCCAAATAGGGGCAAACTCTATTACTCCTATTAGCTTACCACTGTTTGAGTTAACGGCTTGCAATGATATAGATTTAAATTGTTGATAAGCATTAAATGTAGATGGTTCGTTTGTAGACCAAGTTGTTCCGTTATAGTAAATCGTTGCTTGACCATTAACAAGTGCGGTTCCTGTTGCAGTGATTGTAGTGTTGTCCTGCTTAGTTGCGGTAATTGTCCATGAAGTTGGAACATCATGACTAACCTCAAATCTTGCAATAATTTTATTTGCTACGATTATCTTTGGAATTGTTTTAGCTTCATCTTTAAAGTATGAGATAGAAATACTAATATCTTCATCCTTAGGGCCAAGCCAATACTTGTATGTCATGCTGTCTCCAGGATAGTATAGTCTTGTGCCTTCTGGATTTAATTCTCTGGGGGAAACAAATGAGTTTTCTTGAGTGTCAGTATTCCCTACTGTATAAATTAAATATTTAATTCCTGGGAGTAAGGGTCTAAATGGTTTGTATATTGTGTCTATAGGAAATAACTTATTATAAGCATTAGTAAGGTCTCCATAATTAGCATTAGATGTTCCGCTAATATGATTCACCATATTATTCATATTGTACTCAATAAGTGCGCCCGCCGAAGTAGAGATACTCCTACTCGTCTTTAATATATTCTTAACTGTTTCATTTAATTGGATCATACCTGCTCCATGCTCATATTTACATTCCAATATGCCTGGATGCCTCTTTTAACTACTACAAAGTCACAAGATGTAAATGTAACTGTATAGGTATAATCATCTGCTAATACGCCTGTATTCTCTAAATTGACTGCTGGATCAAAGGATGTAGGATTTATCATAATATCAAATGTACCTTGTCCTAGTGTAGATTCATAGAAGGCTTTTAGGTCTTCCGCCCCCCATGCTCCATCTACCGTCTCATTTCTAAATGATGGCAACATTGTCCAAGATAGGCTAAATGACTTCTTGTCTGCTATTACGTATTTACGTAGAGACCCATTAGCCATTCTTTCTTGCCTTTCTATTCTGATAGGGGTTACACTAAATTCTGACCTATTATGCTCTGTTACTCTTCTAAATCTGGTTTGAGTTTTATTTCCGACGGCAAGTCCGTTTCTTGTAGCCACCGCCGATAAATACTTTTGTCCTGGAGCAGTAAATGTAGATCCACCATAGGTAAATTGATTATTTGCAGGATCTATAGCAAGAGGGTCTGTTGCCTTTATGTAAAGGATAGAACCTTTAGGTAAATTCTCAAATGCCATTAGTACCTCCTACCTATTCCAGATGCTGCTTCTCTTAGCTTCATTTCTCTGCTGATAGCCTTAGCCACATCGTCAGGATTCATATCTGATCCATTAAGTGTAACATTAATATTATATAATGCATTTGAGTTTCCTGCTGGTCCACCGCCAGATCCATACATTATTCTTCCACCAGTTGAATATTTTGGAATATCAAATCTAGTGGCTAGTCCACCTTGAGCCATTCCATTAATTCTATCTAACATAGGTACGCCAATATTCTTTACAGCAGCAGCATTTATTACATACTCACCATTGGAAAGCATTGCTGGTATAGAATCAGAGGTTCCAGATCCTGGACCAGTTATCATTCCGCCAGCTGCTTTTTGCAAATAAGCTCTTTGAGTGTTTGTCTTTGATCCAGTAACTCTATATAACTGACCCTTATACTCAAAGAAATCGTTTCTTTGTAACTTTAATCTATCTACAATTTGTCCACGTGCAGCATCAGTCAGAGACCCGTCC